ATGACTAGCCGCCGCATTGCCTATGCTTATTTCGATCCTGTATGGGATAAAAGCATACACAGTACAGCACAGTTAGTTCGTACAAGTGTTGGACCATTAGAATATCAAGAAGAAATGAAAGATCATCTCATTTGTCCCCAATGTTATGAGCCACTTAATCGTATACCATCAGAGTCAAGTATAACGATTATGACTGACGGGCGAGAAGCTCTCTTCCGCCACTACCCAAATCCAAATGCTCCTTTTTGTTTGTTGAGAAGCGGAGCTATTATCGGGAAACGCTATTCTAGTGAAGAAGAAGCCCAAAAAGCTGTTAGCGACAATGATGTCATTATCATATCCGGATTCATGCAGGAACGACCAGAACTTGTATATCGTGATAATACAGATTCTTCCGCCACTCCAACGGAAATGTACTTTGAAAGTAAAAATGGGGTATTTGTTGAAATTCCCATCTCTCGTCATCAAGGTGAAACATTCAATCTGCCCAGTAAGATAACAAGCGTGCAAGCTCTATGTACTAACTTTCAAGAAAACTACTATAAAGAGATATTTATCACCACTGGCACTGGTCTCGCTCACAGTTATATTTTTTGCGATGCATTAAAAAGTATTTCTGATATCCGCTCTGAACAAGAAGAACCGGGGTTTTATTTTGGTGAAATAAGTTCAATAGAACAACATACTAATCATTCAACCGTATGGTTAAAATTAAAAGATTCTTGTTATTATCCTGATTTCAGAGTGCGAATAGAAAATAACACTGCAATTTCTCGTGGTATAACGGACGAAAATGCAAAAAATAGAATTATTATTTTTTACGCTCCAATATCATCTGTCGGCATGGGATACTGGACACATATTTTGAAATGGGGGGAAGTAGGTTTACTGGCTGAAAAACACAAAGATTTTTTACTTGACGATTATAACAAGAAACACACTAGTAACTGTTGAAATCATTAAAATATAATTTTCTTGGGCTAATGGCACACAATTCTTCGTTGCGAATGTGTAACAAAAGCCCAAAATCACCCGTAAATTACTAGTTAATTGCCAGCTTTCTGATTGAGCTCAGATCCTTCAGTGTATTTAACGCTTCTTTCATCTCTCGCTGACGGCGATAAATTTCATCATTGCGATCAACCTGCGCCTGAACCATTGCAGTAAGTAGCTCATCCAGTTGTTGCATTGACAACTTTACCTGCTGATTTTCCGCATCGCCCCACGTCATGACGTCCCGTGCTGTGTCGGATTTCGATGCCATCGCCACCGGATAAAGACGGGCCATCGAATCCGGTCCCCCGTTCCAGCTATGACCGTTCCATTCAAAAATGAATGGCTGCGCCTCCTGCTCTGTACGCCATGCTTCAATTTCCCGGCGTTTGGCTGCTTTTGCTGCTTCCAGCATCTCTGACGTGACGGTGAACGGCGTTATTTCTCCCCATCTCCCGCTTTGCAGCTCCTGCCAGACTCGCTGCCCTGTCTCTGCTGTATCCGTGGCAGTTGCCGTATACGGAACCGGTTCATCCATGCCATCAAACAACACCCCGCAGTCAATCGCGCCATTTTCAAGATAACGCGCATTTTCGATGCGTTTTATTTCCATAAAACACCTACGCAATACGTATGAACAAACCAATCATGACACTGGCTGACCCGGCAGACCCGAGTTCATCGCCTGACAGTGCACGATATGACCCCGGCATACCACCACCAGAACCCCGCACATATACGGAAACGCTGCCGTTATATCCAACCCCGCTACCGGTCGTGCCGTAACACATAAATTCAACCGCACTCAGGCGTGACCCCGGATAGTTGTAACCGCGCTTTATCCGGCGGTCGGTGTCTGCGTTTCCCTTACCGTTATAAGCCGCCAGTACAAGACTGCCTGCACCGTACCAGCCGTCCGTGGTGCCGGGAGCAATACCGGACAAAAGAGAGATAATGTCCTGTGAGGTAATCTTCAGATTTTCCCAGCCAGTCAGATAACCATTACCTGTTGTCCAGTAGCGGCTGTAATAAACATCGCCATTGATACCGTAGAAAATAATGGCCTTTGATGTATATCGCGGTTCCGGTGGATTATTGCGTGCCTCAACCCACCGGATGCTGACCACCCCGTTAAACAACACACCTCCGGATATGATTTTACTGCCACCCTCAACAAAATATTCACCCGGCGTCGCATTCCTTACCCATGCCAGAAAATCATCCTCTGTGTTAAAACGGATACGCTCTGCGGGCAGAAAAATATGCCCAAAACCAAATGCGCCAGGTGTCGCCAGACGGCCTTCAGTCCGGTCACGAATGTCGCTCTGTGGCGTCATTGTGGCTGCGCTTTTCAGTCCAAGATTATCACGGGATTCCTGCTGAGCCTCTTCACCTTCATCAGCCAGCTCTGATAAACGATTCGCCGTTTTCAGTGTCGCAGATAACGCAGTATCAATATCTGCTCTGGCCTGCTCTGCACCGGATGCGGCCTTTTTCGCGGCTTCAGCATCCTGCCTGACCTCCGCGGCGGTATCCTCAACCCGTGAGGCCAGATTTTCGGCCTGTTGTTTACCCTCCGCAACCGCGTCGGCGTTCTGCTGAACACCTTCCGCCAGTTTTTTTACCTCTTCTTTTGCCCGGGCGGCAGCGTCTGCATGTTGCCCTGCCTGTCGTTCACTTTCTGTTGCAGTTTCCGCGCTCTGCTGCGCCTGCGCCACCATTTCCTCAAAACGTTTCACCACGTCGGGCTTGAGGTCGCCTTCATCGGGGGCGGTCAGAAAATCATTCAGTGTGCCGGGCTTTGAGTCGTCGTATACAGCAATATCTCCAACACAGTACTCGTCGCGCCAGCCCTGCTTCAGATATACGCAGTATTTTCCGGTCTGCGCCTCAAAACAGTACTCGCCACAGTTTCCTGTCACCACGTCGGCAACTGTGCGCATCACCACCTCTGAGGTGTTTACCCGGGATTTCAGAATTATGTGGCATCCGGACATGGGGATGCCTGCGCCATCAATCAGCGCACCTGATATCACTACAGACATAGTTTTTCTCGCGATAAATTAAATCAGGAAGAGGCTTCCGGAGAGACGGGCCATTCAATGGCGTTATATGAGGCTTTATCAGTGATGGTGCTGAAATCCATCGCCTGCAGCGATTTCGCGTAAATGCGGTACGCTTTCAGCTTTTCCCTGTCTTCGTCGCTGATTAATCCCAGCAGCAGGTCTTTTTCCCATTCGCTGGTCATGATACTGACCTGTTTTAACAGGGCATCACGCTCGTCTTCCGCTTTAAGTTTGTAGTCGAAAACAAATTCATCATTGCGGTAAAACCAGTAGCCTGATGCTTCAATGCGACGATTAGCGGTAATATCCGGCAACTCAATCACGCTTTTATTTTCCGGGCAGATTGAGGTGATGTCTTTTCCGACCCAGACCACTTCGCCAGTTTTAACATAAATAACTTTCAGGGTGTCTGGTAGAAATTTTTCCTGGGCTTCGTGCCATTCCTGTCCATCATCTGAGAACAGCCACAATAAAAATTTATGCTGTCGCGCCAGCTGGTATTGCTCAATTGTTTTAGGGTTTTGTACCGTAATATTTTTTAAGTGCATCATGATTACAAACTCGCTACATTTCTCCAGACGCCATTAATCAGAACCTGCACCGGGCGTGCATTGGCCCAGTTCACACTTTCACCGCCATCAACACCACTCAGTAAATGACCTGATGGCGCATTTCCCCCGCGTCCAATACCAATGGCGCTTCCCAGACGTACATCCTGCACGCCGCCTGTTTTGGTCTGATAGCGGGCATCAAAGTTTCCGTAGTTTGATGGAGTTATCTGCCCATTTACAGCGAATGTGACGCTATCGTCTGTATTTCTCTGACTGTAGAAATGCCAGCCGGAATCATCACCAAGTTCTGCAACTACAGGTCTGGATGGATTACCCCATAAATTAAACCCTACGTTCTTCGTGGAGCTGTTGGAGCTGGATAGCGTGAATTTTTTACTATCCCCGGCCTGAACGTTTTTAAAAGCAATAGCAACTCCATTCTGAAAGCGAAATACGCGCTGATTATTAGCATAAACATCCAGAATGCCATCGCCGTTTTGTTTTATACCGGTGTCGTTATCTCCGAGAGTAATGGAATTACCGCCCAGTGCGTTATCCGTACCAAGCGCCAGCCCACCATCAATTTTGGCCCCGTGGCTGACAGATATAGCACCTGTTCTCAGATTTATAGCAAATGGCCTTAATGGGCCAATATCGCCATTCTCGCCCTGACCTTCACTGGTAGGGATAAGGTGCAGGCACTCTTCCGAACGACGAAAAATCAGGCCAAAAGCGTCGTTGAAAATCCTCAGCGCATTAACACCACGGATTTTCAGCTCCCCGGTCATCAAATCACCAGATTTTTTTACATATCGCAGATCAAAATCTGAATAGATATTGCCGGGGTTTATCACGCTGAAATAGCTTTTCTCGTTATCAAGAAGGCAAATCAAAGGAATACCTTTAATGATATCATTCGCTACCAGCTCGGACTTGTTCCCCTTATAAAGTGGGAACGTACCAAGAACCTTTCCGCCTAGTGTTAGTTGAAGTGTCGCCGCGTTGGTATTGTTCTGAACGGGGAAAACGATAATCGGGGTTCGTAGTGTCCAATCTGTACCTTCATTAACAAAAAACGTCGAGGGAAGCTCCAGCGTCAGTGTGTTTGCAGTGCCACCAGCAACACCCGCAATATAATGACCGCTCTGAAGCTGCGCTATCTGTACGAAATAGTTTTCCGAACCACGCGTGGCAAAGTTAGCCACAACGTCATTAAGGGACCAACCTTTCGCGGTTGTTCCTTCCTGCCCACGAATGACTTTCAGCACATCGCCGCTTACTGATACCAGGTGACAAATCTCAAATGCAGACTCTTTATTATCGGTAAGCGTAATTTTTGCATAGACGCGTTGCCCGTTCGATTTATTTTCAAAATCGGCAGAAAGCAATTTTGCAAATTTAGCTCCCGTGCCCGGCATCACCGGAATATCAGTCTGAATCGTCGTGATATCGCCAGCCAGTGCTGAAACAACGTTATTGCCAAATCCAAGAATCATTTTTGAATCACCGTTGTTGCATAGGAATAAATAAAAGGGAGTTTTACATATTTCTGGTCAATGGCATCTTTCAGAAAATAGCCTATACCATCACCATATTCTGGTATCTGAATAGAAAAAACACTGTCCGATACAGTCACACTCACATCAAAAGTGTGCTGCAACGGCGGGTCTATCCCGTTTTTTCCGTGAATGAACCGCGCCACACGTCGCTTTAACCAGTCAATGCAGAAGTGCGAGCCGTCAGCCTTATAAAAATTCCACGTCAATATTCGCTTGAAATAATCATCAGGAACATACGATGCCTGCCCCGGAACGTAATTCCGCATTGCCGCATACGGGATCGTATTGTATTCAATGGTATCGTATGCACCGCGTGCAATAGCCTCCTCGGAAACCTGTAGTAAAGGCCTTTCAACGCCATAAATCCCGAGTGCAATCCAGTCCAGCAATTGCCCGGTTATTGATTCTGATGTCCAGCATGGCAATGCCAGATTGTTGAGTGAATCGAGGTATTCCTGAGCAATTTCATTGTATGCATCAAAGAACGCAACAACATTCGGATCATCTCTGTACTGCACAAATGGATAAGCAGGGAGAATTTTCTCAGTCAGATATTGCATACTTGTTGACCTGAACCTGTGATGCCACCGTTGAAAAATAGGAATAGGTATCGCCATAAACCAGGCTTGTGTCTTTCGCCGGAAGAACAATATGGCCGTTAATACCAATGCTCACACTGATTGTTGAGATCAACGTCGCATCAACCAGCAACCTGACGGAACTGGTAAAAATATCCTGGATACGCAGAAGATTTATCGGGTGTCCGACTTCAATTGAATTGATGTAATCAGCAACGTTTTGCTGCACAGCCATAGCAATACCCGCCGGATCAACATAATCATCAGACACCGTGTTCCAGGTGATTAGCACCATGACGTTTTGTGATGACGGGATAACGAACGGTACCTGATAAACGTCCGGCGAAACGGTTATTGAAACCGTGCGTTTTTCCACTGCCGCACCGGATGGATTGCTAACATCGTTGGTCAGTTTCGAAATGTCCGGTACAGATTTGTAAATCGCATAAGCCACATCATACGGATCACCGCCACCAACAACCGCAACCCATTTCCCCAGCGACGACTGCCGGAAAGAAATCAGGTTTTCGCGCACACCGCTTACTGATTTGAGCATCGCTTTAAAGCAATCCGGTGTTCCCTGCACACCAAACATGCCAGACTCCATGACTTCGGCGCGGTAAGATGCCCACGTCTGCTCCTCCTGACCTGGCATCCCTGCGGTAAGGTTCGTGCATTTTACAGGCTGGTCTTTGGGTACTGATGTAATAACCTGCGTCACGGTCCCTTCCGGTACAGCCCATGAGCCTGACGTTGTGGCCACACAGTAAACTGGCTCAGTCTGCCCGCTTTCCGGTACCACAGTATCGCGGGAAACCGCATACTGGTAGTTACCGTCTCCAACCACAAATCCTTTAGGGATACCAAACCCCGGCAACGCTTCAAACACCACGTATACCGCCGTATTTGTACTTAATCCCTTCTGTGCTCCATATATGTTTCCGAGTTGCATCAGTAACGGAATATTCGCGCCGTATGGGCTTACGGAGTTAATAAGATCAACCCGCGCCTGGTCTATTAATGCCAGCGCCCCTACTGCCGTGCTGGCAAGGTCTGTAATAAGTCCTGCCGGAAGGTTGGCTGTATATCCAGGTACTTTTTCAGCAACTCTGGTGATAAGATTTGCGAGCAAATCATTGGGTGGCGTAGGCTGCGCACCCGCACTGGTCATAGTAATTGGTATTTCAGACATATCTACCCCATAAAAAAACCGCCGAAGCGGTTTTAAGTTAACTTATTTTGCCTGTTTCATTTTTTCCACCCTCTCAAGCATTCTTTTTACATTTGATGGAGGATAGTTAAATTCATCGCCGTCTCCAAAAGAAATTTTTATAGGCTTCATTTTCATAACCAATTCTTTCAGAACCGCTTTACCAATTTCAGTTTTTGGTACTATAAAACCATTTCCATACAAGCATGATTTATAAGTTTTATAATATTCACCATTAATCAAAATTGGTGGATACTCTAATGGCCCATCAATTTGCACTGAATTATCGCAAAATCCATTGCCTTTAGATTTTGAAGCAATAAAAATAGCTATTGTCCCATCATCGCCATACATCAGGAATCTATTTTTACTAACACCTTCCAGTGGAGGTAATATTATCAGTGCACCATCAATATACCATTCAGCGTAATTCTTTGATTCATTGATTATGTTCTCATTAATTTCATTTAAAGATGAATATTCCCTGAATGCATTAGAATACCATTGTCGAACACATGATTCTGTTTTGCACTTCTCTCTTTCATTCCACAAGTCTGAAACAATTTTTCTAAAAGCTTTCTTATCAGCGCTCTCTAACTTTACTTTTTGATATAAAGAATTTAATTTATCATCAAGTTCAGATAATTCACTGTTGCTGCAAATTAACTTTTCAGAATATGATTTAGCTTTCGAGCAATCAAAAGATACCGCATTCGCAGTTCCGATTTGTAATAAAAAAGCAAACACTACAAATAATTTAAACTTAATCATCCGTAATCTCCTTAAAAACAGGAGATTAAATTTTACCCATTCTTAATGTCCGTTCAAGTTCATACTTTACAACCGCGCCCAGTTGAGTATGATTAAGCGCATGAGGCGTCGAAACCTCTTCTCAGTGCGGTCACAACCAACCCCGTTAGTGTTGGATTTTTTATGCCTGCTATTTAGTGATGGCACAATGTGCGGTCACATCCCCGAACAATGTCGGGAGGGCGACGAATACAACACCCGAAAGGGGAATAAGTCCGCGGCCTCACTGAGCCGTTTCGAACCTCCCGGCTCCACTCCGATAGTGGAAATTCGAAAAAATCAGTGAGGTCGTTATGACAATACAATTAATCCCCGTTTTCAACGGAACTATCTCAAACGAAACCGCCCTACTCTGTAATGCTCGTGATCTGCACGCTTTTCTTGGTGTAGGTAAGGTTTTCGCAGCCTGGATTACATCCCGCATCGCAGAATACGGATTTACAGAAAATCAAGATTACATTTTGCTTTCCAAAACAGGAAAGCAATCGTTAGGAGGCAGAGGAGGACATAACCGCAAGGACTACCACCTCACCCTAGACACCGCCAAAGAACTGGCAATGGTCGAGCGCAACGAAAAAGGACGCCAGATCCGCCGATACTTCATCGAGTGCGAGAAGAAGCTGCGCGAAGATACCACCAGCACACAATCCCCTCTGAATGTTGACATCATCATGCGCGTCAGAAACGGCTCGGTTACCCACATTGAGCACCACAAATCAGGCTCAGTTATCACCACAGAATGGGCAATTCACTTACTACGCAAAAGTGGATGGATTGTCATGCCACGCGATGAACTTCTTAACACGCCACTGGCCCAATTGATGCCCGAAAACTTGCCTCAAACCGGAACCTGCGTCCGGTAACTGGTTCCGTTAAAAAACACAACATCGATGTTATAGGTGGGGTTCTCTGCCCCATCTACTTTTGAAATTGCCAGCGATGCAAAATACCCGGCATACTGTTGCTGAACCATGTTCACATAGTAGTCCGGGTAAATCTGCTGCACGATGCACTGCTGCGCTGGAATGCCGTAATTCGCGTAAAACGGCGACTCCCCCAACCCCAGCTTTAACGTCTGAATGAGCGTCGTCAGCCAGCCGTAGGAGAAATCACCGTTGGTGTCAGATTCTACTGCAACCCATTTTTTGTTGCCGTTCGCGTCGTTGACGCGGCCCCATGTTCTCATCGCGCCCTCACCACCATCGGATCTGACCAACAAAATAACCAGACGCAAGAATCAGAAAGACCAACCAAATAAGCAAAAACTTCCAGGTGGATAATTTTTCAGCCATAACTCGAATCTCCCGAATCAGTTTGCTAAAATCAAACACGACTTCTCCTTGCCTTATTCAAGGTCAGAAACAAAAAGCCCCGACTGTTTGCCCAGTCGGGGCTTTCGCTTTATGGATAGAATTTAAAGTGAAATTAACCGGTTAACCCGGATTTGGTTGCTTCGACGTGATCGTGCTGCCGCCGCTTTGAACGCCAGTCACATCGTGGCTGTGGCCGCTGGCGCTCACGCCGTTGATAACTGCATCTTTCTCGACCTTAAGAGGGCCAATCAGCGAAGCGGTTGTATCCTTCATCTGGGCTTTGTCCTGGACGATCGGTCCGTTGAGGTGAATTTTCCCGTTCAGGAAAATATCTTCGGCCTCAAGGTAAACAGCTTTCGACTTTTGCCTGATTTCTTCCGGAGCCACCGTTACCGAGCTACTGCCGTCCTCTGTTTTGAGGATCGCGCCATCCGGACCGTACAAAACGATTTTTTGCGGATCTTCGTCGGACCAGTCCTTGTTTGCCAGTGGCACGAAAAACAGGGGAGTGAGCGACATCGAGTAAGAGAGCGTCGCCATACCAGTTCCCAACCCGGACACACCGCGCAGGGATACATCAGCGGCAATTGTTACTCCTCGATCGCCCGGCTGTATCGGGTAACGGATATACGGGAATGTGGCGACAGGGATTGTTATCTGCGGAAAGTTGATCCCCTCGGGGAGCATATCAAACTGAACTGTCACTATCTGCCCGCTGACATCGACAACATGGCAGGGCAATTCACGGCCTTTAAGCTCGGCTTGCTGGTTACCAGAACTGGTCATCATCTCCGACAGCGTTCGGAGAAACGGTATTTTTTGAGCGTTTGACATTACACCCTCGCCCAGTTCTCAGCATATGCCTCGAATACCGTCACCCAGGCATCGCCATCGGCTGTCAGATACGAACCAATGTGTCTGACCGATTTCACAAGAAATTTCCCGGTAAACGTGGTCGAGTTTTTGGAGATAACGCCAGGAGCCATTGTATTAGCCATCACAATCGACGCGGCGCCCGAATAAAGCCCCTCCGGCAAATTAACCACATCACCACATCTGATATCGCCCCTCATCGGGCATTTGAAGCTGACGGTAAACGGCGCTACCCATGTCGGCTGCCCGACCAGTTCATGGGCATGAATTGTTTTTGGCTCACCCCACTTTGCCGATGCGTTATCGTAGATTCGTATTCTGTCGGAAAGAATACTGATGGCGATTCCGCTATACCTTTCATTACGCATCATCGCAATAGAGGCGTTTTTTACGACCATTGCCAGAGAACCAATCTCTGTATATTTACCCGTCCACGGCTCTGGCAAAACTAGGTTGTCGCTGACTGTGCAATCAATCAATTTATTGGGATATGCTTTTTGCAAAGCGCGGACTAAAACATCGCCAACCCTTTCGCCTGCTTCCCCCTGCCCCTCAATTGAAAAAGGTTTACCGTCATCGGTTTTGCGTATGCTTGGATTTATTACCAGGTTTAAAGTCTGGTTCGTGCCGATCCAGTTGGCATAGGCCAGATAAATTTCACCATAGATTACCTCCCCCTGTTGATCCTTATTTGCCAGTGGTAACCCCTGAACAAAGCCTGCTTTCATACGGACCAGACAACCCTGCAAGCTTACGCTTTGCTTCAGCATGTCAATTGGTAATCCATAGATCGTCAGCATCGTGCCCGAACAGACTACATCCAGGCCGGTTACTTCAAAGTCAAATTCAACATGCAACCCACATCCTGGTGTTTCACTGGTATCAAAAGGTCCAATGGGTTTTCCATTGCTATCCACTGGCGGCTTGCCTGTTTTAGGATTAATAATTTCCAGTCGGTAATAACGCATTACGAAACCTCAAACTGATTCGTACTTTCGCGAAAAACAAGTTTCCCCGGTGAGCAAGGCAGCGCCAGATTGATGTCGTAACTGTCAGGTGACGCGATCAACGGCATGTACACAATCACGTCGCCAGAACTGTCTTTCAGTTCCAGGTAGTAACGATTTGCATACAGATTAAACGGAACGCGGGCGAATGTTTCATATTCTCCAATTCTGGCCGTGAACTGAAACGGGCCTCGCCCGTCAGGTTTAAAAGGAATTAACGTTGTCATAAGCCAATACCAAACTCCTGCACGACCTGGTTCTTAATGCCTGACCACGATAGCGGCCCGTCTGACGGCATCCCTTTATCAAATTTATCCAGAACACTAGCCAGCGTCTTTACTGTTTGTTCGACAGACGACAATGGTTGCTCAAACTCAATCAGCCAGGTGTGCTGCACTTGCTTGTTCTGCTCAGAGAAACCAGATGTATCGATAAACGACCGCATCAGGCAGCGCGTGTAGATAAACGAGGGAGTCATAACGGTATAACAACCGCCATACTGGTTATGCATATCAAGCGCCATTTTCAGCGCCGTAAACGTCATCCCCTTAGTGGTGTAGCCACCGTCCTCCGTTGATACCGGACGGATCATCTGCATGACTACCCGGTTAGGCTTCCTGACGGTCGCATTCGCTGCCGTTACCTGGTTATAGAAATTCAGGTTGCAAATATCCTGCTGGACCAGCGTTGTCCCGGCCATTGGCGTGAATGCCGCCATCGAGCGTGTATGAATCTCTCCATGCAGCAGACCGTTCGCGATACTTAGTCCTTCGGTCAGAACAGCAATCGGCATCACCCCGCCGGGAATTTTCGACGCTATGCCATCAACTAAAAGAATGGGCGAAACTTCAAACGCCAGTTTGAAAGCTTGTCCAAAGTAATTAAGTGACATCTTTTACCCCGGTATTTGTTGCGTTCCGGCGAGTTGTGCCAGTATGTCGGAACCCGGCGATTGTCGCACCTGAAGCTCAATTATTGCGCGGGCATTTTTGCCAGCACCCTGAAGGTTATCTCTGGCATTTCTTAGCTGATTCATAATACCAGGGTGTTGATCCAAAGCTCCCTGTATCTGAGGCAATAATTTAATTAAATATTTTACAGTCTCCATTCTCAAACTTAGATTTCCATCTCTATCAATACGACCTCCGTTATATGCCGTAAGCATTTTTGCCACATCGCCTTTATAACGCCGGTTCAGATCATTTAAAAAGCGGCCAGCCGCAAGAGTGGATTTATTTGGGTCATAAACATCATCACCCACCAGACCATACTGTTTTGCGGTGCTATCCCAGAATTGCCACAACCCCTTAGCGAATCTACCTTTTTCATCTGGAGTTCCTCTTGCCAGAGGATTCCACGAAGATTCAACCTCCGCGATAGCTGACATCATATTTTTAGGAAGTCGATAAGTATTATTGGCTTGCTCTACAAAGTTCTGAATATTTCTCTTTAAATCATTAGGCATACGGTAATTTTTATATACATCATCCTGTTTATAAAACTCACCCGTATACTGATTTGTCATCGGGTTTGCTCCCGGCAACGCACCACCGAGATATTTATTCCCAAATGCCGCAAGAACTGGATCTGCCTGTTCAGCACCAACTCCGGTTCCGGGGAGATATTTATCTTCCCCACCGATCCATTTGATAGCTGACCATATTGCTTTTGCAATCCGGCTCACCGCCAGAGAAAAATCGTCAAGATCATTTTTAAATTGTTCGCTATTCAGCCACTTACCAAGTTTCTCCAGCCCTTCGCCAGCCTCAGTGAGAATTTTCTGAAAATTTCCACCATTCAGAAAACCTTCAATATTGGATGTCAGCCCATCAGATGCACCTGTGATTAGTGGGTTATATCTGGCGAGAGCTGCATACCAGGAATTTGATATTCTGTTTCCATTTACCATCAGGTTACTCACCGTATCCTGATAACCTGACTGCATAGCTGGCGTGAGGTAAGCACCGAGCAACCTGGTATTTGATGCAAATTTCTCGTTCAGTTGGGGGATCTTGTCCAGATTCGCTTCCACCTGGTTAGTTGTCGCGACATCAACAAATCCAAGCCCTTGTCCGTTGAGAATCCCCTGAGTAAGTCCTGAACCTTTATATTGCTTAACGAGAGATGCAAGCGCGCTCATAAGTTTGGGCAGATTCTTTGCTGCACCATCTCGAGGATCAATTCCAAGACTGACCAGACCAGCATAGTTTGGATCATTCGGATTTTTCTGTGCGTTCGCCAGATGCTGAACCAGTTCTTCTGTGCCAGAAAAATATGGCGAATAGGTGGCACGTGCGGCCTGCATCTGTGCGGTTTCCATACCCAGCCCCTGAGCCACGCTGTATTGCGCTGCAACCTTGCTCGCCATATATCCGTACCCGAAAGCACCGACCGAACCAAGCGCCGCAATTTTGCTCCCCCAGGATACAGTCGTTTTAAACAGCGTTTTCAGTCGTGAATTGGTCGTTTTAAGCGTTGAATTGATCTGCTTGTAAGTTTTCAGCGTCCCCTGAGCGTTTTTACCCAGACTACTGAGATACTTATCAAACATCGTTTCGCCGCGACCTTTATAGTTGCTCACCAGCGAATCAGGTGTTTTTCCGCTACCGACAAAGCTCCCTTTTTCATCCCTTAAACGTCCATCGGTGGGCGCAGGTGAAGATGGTTTCCTGGGAGCCTGATTGGCTTCTCCGCCCGAGGTTGCCTGCTGCGTGCCACCTCCTAGACCTGTATTTGAAGGTATTTTAAGCGGCGTCCCCGCAGGGCCAATCATCAGCCCATTGCGATACTTTTCAAATATCGCCTCAAGTCGCTTAAGGTGTTCTTCATTAACGTCCAGTGTCAGAACTGGCATCTGATTACCTGACATTCAATACCCCTCCCGGCGTCGTGCATTTACGCAGCTCACGAAACTGAGCTGCTGTTTTTACATTCAGACCGGAATTTGCCCAGATGTCGCTGAATCCGTCTCCGGCTGAGTAGTCGAGGATGTCGCTGATAACGTGCTCGCCGTCGCGCCAGAACTGGCGACAGGCTTCAATGTCGGCAATGAAGCAATCCATTCCGTAAGACTCAAGGATGAAGTGCGACTGTTCCACATTCCACTGACTACCAGCATCATCTGTTCCGTCTGCTCCGGTGTGTTTATCGACGAGACGCATGTAAAAAAAACGAGTTCACCTGCCACATCATCAAATTCAACGATGCCGCGCTCTAGCGCCATATCAAGCGGGATCGTGTCGTAGCCTTTCCCTTCGACTGGGTAAACCAGATTCGCAAGACGAATGATTTCATTCACGAGCGTATTGCGAACGCCCTTTTCGCCATCCCAGATATTCATATCTGAGGAGATCCGTTCCAGCATAAGGCAGGCGATACGCGGCCCCGAAACGACGCCAAGACCTTCTGAAAAAATGGCAGAAAAGGTTTTACTCAGAATAAAGAAATGCTCTTTAAACACCTCTTTGCTGATCGGCGTGGCATGGATCCAGCCGTTCCCCTTTTCTGTCCGGACAGGAATAATCAGATTCAAATTTCGCGCGATTTTCATACCAGATCCCACATTTCAGAGTTGATGTAATACGTACCGGTAATGGTGATGGCTACACCAGGCTCGCCCCCGGCGAAGGTCATATCCTGCACGTTGGTGATCGCCGTGTTATAGATATCGAAGTCACCGAATACCGTGCTGTCGCTATACACTTTTGCGTCGCCGATCGTGGCGTTCTTTTCCCATTGAGCCTTGAATTGTTTTCCCAGCGCCTGGCTACGCAGCAGATGAACACGCGCCTGTAAAATCATGTATGGCTGCGGCGACTGCACGGCTCCCGTCATGGCGGGTAAAAACTCCGTAATATTGCCCTGAAAGGACAATTCGACGCCTTCTTTTGCCAGAAATGAGGCGGACACATTCAGTTCGGAATGAGAGGTGAATTTAACGCTGGCGCGAACCCGGTTAAGGGTGCCAACAGGGATCATTGGATTAGGCACGGTTCAGTCCCTCACGAAAGCTGCATTGTCACATTGATGTTAAAAATGATTTCGACAAATCCGCGCATCGGCGTATAGGAGGCCGAAAGGCCCGCATAACGCCCGATACCGTAATCATTCGGATTCGTGTTGATATACTGGCGGAAAGGCACTGCATCGACGACAGGCTGGCCGTTGACCAGGCCGTAAGATACGCCCGTATTGAACACCGCCTGTGCGACCTGCTGTAGACGGTCGATCCCGTCCTGGTTGTAGTAAAGCGGGTTAATTGGGTTATTGCTGCCGTTGATCACCGTGTTGGCGAGCTGCATATCGACATTAATCTGCACCCAGTCCACGGAATACCAGTACGTCATATCGTTACCGTCACTGGTAACGCCTTTCACCAGAATCGTGTTGGAGATTCCGCCCTCAGCCCCCGTTTCGACGTAGTTAATATTCTGCTTCGTCATCGTGGCCAGAATGGAATTTTTGCCCTTGTGGGCGTTTACCGCCTGTAGATAGCGAAATGCCATCGGCGGCACCTTGTTGATTTCTGAAGGTGATGCGGAAACATAGTTCCACATTACGGCTGCTGCCGCGTTTGTCGCCGGGTACGTATCATCCGCCGTTGCAATAACCGACTTAATACCGGCATAAGGCGAAACGTAATTCGTGTCGTCCGGCGTTTTCGTCAGCACGAAGAAATACTGCATCGCTTCGTTGGCGGTGTGGAGTTTTGCCAGACTGATAAACTCCGCGTCGCCATCCCACGTCTGCGGTACCAGATAAGCGTAAAAACGCTGGAGCGGATCTTCCATATAAGATTTCAGCGCAGCGATTTCCTTACTGACTCCGCCTTTCTGTACTCCCAGCTCCAGCAGGTAAATCCCCACTGAATTTCCCTGGGCAAAAAACGTGTTTACTGCCGTCACCAGATTTTCACTGCCAGCAATAGAAAACTGCCCCAGCGTCACTGGAGAACCGGAAAGCTGAGAACCAGTAATAGTCCAGGTCAGTGTTTTTTCATCCGTGACGGTAGCAGTATATTCGCCATTCCACGCGTCGGGCGAACACCCGGAAACAACAATTTTCACCTCAGAACTGTTTTCGCGTCGGATGTTGCTCCCTTCCGGAAGCGTCATCGTTACGATGACGCTTGCCGCAGATCTTCCTGCGACAGCTGCCGACAAGGCAACAATCGGATTTTTAACCAGTTCGTTAATGTCCTGATTACGGGTGAGTAATACGGGTTTTCCCGGCTCATGAGTCGTGGAACCAAACGAGAGAACCGCAGACATCTGCTGCAAATTCGAGGGAATGGCCCCGATGGTCTGGGACACATTCACCGTGACGATATTAAATCCCATTATTTAACCTCATATTTACAAATAACTTTTTCAATCAACTGCCGGGATATTTCCCGGGCGGTGCTCTGGTAGTAATTCACGTCAAAATCGACAATCTTTTTCTTCGCCAGAGCGTTGATTTCAACCTGTCCCGACTTTGCGTCCTGAACCACCGGAATATTGGTTACACCAAACTTTTCCTCCTCCAGCGCCCTGTTCACCACCGAGTCGACAAGATCCAGCGCCATTTTGTTGCTGAATCCGTAAAGCGTCAGGCGAACCGAATCCTGGACTAGCTGGAACCGCTCACCTCCGAAAACAACGGGAGCCACCTGCAACGGAATACTGTTGCGAACATCCACCGCGATATACGGAGGGCGAAGGTTCTGCGGTACCAGGTAAGACGGATACACGGTCGCGGCATCTTTCATTTGCAGCCAGATCGGGATGCTGTTGGAGATGATCTGCTCGTCGCTGATATCCTCCTCGCAGTCGATAATCTGGGAACGCATGGTTGGTAAAATCGCCATGCCGCGATAATGAAAAATACCCGACTGCTGATAACGGCTCTCCATTCGTGAAAAAGCGAACTGGACGCCTCCGTACTCACCGAGATAGATCGCATCGGGATTTTCCACATTAAAATCATCAACCTGCTGAACAGGCGTGAAAATAATGTTGTTCACATCCTTCGAGACAGACTCGTCCTGAATCGCAATAACCTGACGATGCAGGCTGCCTTTGATTTTCAGACGAGTTGGTGACTCAATATTCAGGCGACACAGTTCATCGCAACTGATGATTTCCGCATTAACCCAATAGACAAAGCCATCCAGCGGCAGAACCTGCCGGACATAGAGCCTGAACGTGATTTCCTGGTCTGACGAGATGGTTTCAACTGCGGATTTAAGAACGGATGAGAGCTGCGAACTGTGCTGTTCGGCTAATTCCTCAAGACTCGGCATTGTTATCTATCCACGCTATAAAGCTGCCCTTAAACAGGCCACCGTCTATGAATGACGGGCGCCGCTCCCCGGTATATTTGTCCTTAAGCCTGGAGTTAACGCCCAGTAGCGCGGCCTGAGTTGGCACAGGGTTTCCGTTAATCGTCATCCCGGCCATTTCTTCAGTTTCCAGAAAAATATGGAAAATCTTCCCGGTCCCTTCCAGAAAATGCTCGCCAGGTAGCGGAGCCTTATACTTGAAGTGATTGACCAACTGGTACGCCAGTTCAGTACCTGCCTCCTGGATAATCTCGTCCTTATGCATTTCCCAGAAGTGCGTAAAAATTTCGTATCGCTCCTCGAGGTCACAGGCCACGTCAAACGTGGTTTTTCCCGGTTCGTCGCCGTAGTCATACGGCTGGTCGATAACCCCAAAACAAAGTTTCATGGCGTGTAACCCCATACCGTGCCCATCTGCATCAGCACCGCAACAACCTGTCGTCCATACGGATCCTGTAACATCTGCAAATCCAGCAAAGACAGATTACTCAGCGCGTCGCTGATGGTGATCGAACCCGATGTCCCCTGGTCTGCTGCCGCGCTGACAAGCCCGGTAGCCAGTTTCCCAAGGTTGAGTTTTTTTCTCAGGTCGGCAAACCACGAGCCGGGAGCGAAATTCAGGAGAAATGAGGCGGCAGCGTTATAAACCGTTCGCACATAGATGATGGGTAAACGCTCCAGCCCCTGATCGTGAGGGATTAGCTCCATCGCAGACTGAAAGCAACATTCCAGCGTCGGATCATCGTCAGCAATAGCGTGAACCGGTACTTTCATGTCGTCACGAACAAAGCGAATAAACCCCTCCAGTGACGGACGCAGGGTCATTATTTTTTAACCTTAATATTTCGCTTTGTGCTGGGCGGATTTTCCTGTTCGGTGTTAACCGCTTCCCCGGTGATTTCCATTTCAATACCACCTGGTTGAGGTTTTTCGCCACTCTGAATCACTGCCTGATCCACTGCGTTATTCAGCGATACGGCGCTGGCTGCGAGAATTTCTTCTGACAGGGATTCCAGATTTTCCGTTTTCTGCTCCGCGCAATCCTCAATGCGACCAACGCTCACAGGTTTATCGATGGAATAGCAGATACCAGAAAAATTCTTGTCCACCTTGTCACAACGCTGGAATCCGTAAGGCTCATGCTGTCGGATGATGTGGTCGATAATATCGGACTGATTTTCGATCATATGCTGACGTCCGGACGGAATTGTCACACCGAACGACTGCGTTTTTTCGGGGAGTTTGTAGTTGAACGTGTGCGGCTGACGTGAGCAGTTAGCGATGTAGAGCTTCATAAATTTTTCCCACAAAAAAGGGGAGCATTTAGCTCCCCGCGTTATCAGGTTGAACGTTTATGCGTATTTGGCAGACAACAGGGTGATCCCCTCAGGGCGGAAGTTCCAGCCCGGCGTCGCGCGCATGGTATACAACGTGGTCAGGCCACCATCCGGCATAGGGGATGGTATTTCCGTCGGCGCTGCCATATCACAGAACATCACGTTGACGGCCTGCTGGTTAGGAACCAGCGTGGAGAAAATATTGGTGTTAATGGTATGACGCGCTTCCGGAACCTCAATCGTCGGGTTCGTAACGATGATCAGGTCATTACCACCAGCGCCTTTACCGATCAGCGTGTCGTCCTGGCAGAAAATGATGTCGTCGCCTGTCGCCTTATCGGCGACATCTTTAACCATCGTTCCCACCGTTCCGGTACCACCACCAGGACGCTGATAACTGGTCAGCTCAACAATTCCTGTCCACTCCAGCGCCTTCATGAATCGCTGTGGACTCAGAATAACAGTCGTTAATGGCTGCCCCAGCAGCAACATGCGGGTTTTCTGGTCAGCAATCAGGCCAAGCATAAATTTAGCCATCTCGCCGGAATCCCAGGTGGTGTACGAATCGTTACCTTTGCTGTCGTTGCCCAGATTCAGCGTCACTGCATTCGGGGAGTTGGTGATCCCTTCGTTATTCTTCGCTTCAACACCGTACAGCAGCATATTACGCAACATTTGAGCGTGTCCCTGGCGGTTAGCCAGGCGCAGGCCTTCAATCAGAGAATAGCCCCAGCGATCTGCTGCATCAGTATCGAGATAGCTGTATTGCGAGCGGGAAGAAATTCGGTAAGTCATCATCCCGTCATAGCCACCAGAGATACTGGAAGACGGTAACTGGCCCGGCAGAGACTGGCTGACCTGCGCCTGCGAGGTCATGCGCAGATATTTCTGATAGACCATCAAATCACTGGAACTGATTTTTACTGCCGGAGCACCACCAGCCAGGACTTCAAACGCCCCGGAAGCCATGCTCTGTTGCACGATCATTTCCGGCAGCACCATTGACGGCGACACAATAGTAGTCGCAGGAGTAAATGCGCTCATTAATTAATATCCCCTTAAATTAAAAACAGGCCGCACGGTTTGCCGATTTCCCAGACAACGTTACCGCCATCCTCTTTTTTCACCGTCAGGTTTCCGTCAACTGAAACCATCAGCAGCTTAATATCCACTTTCGGATTAGTGCCGGGTGATCCCGAATAAACATCAATCATGTTTTTCGTCAGATCCCACACAAAACCACAGGCAGCAACGGTGTTATTTCCATCAGCCAGCGCAACAACTTCTGCACTGACAGGGAGAGGAATGCGGGCACCTGAACCGACGCGGTAATAGTGAACAAAGCCACCCGCGAGATATAACGGCACCGGATTATCCGGCGTGGTAATGCCATGAAATGCCTGATTAAAGACAGTAAAGGCGTTACAGGCGTCCTTCGTGGCCTGCTTGATAACCGCCCCGTTAACGCTGTCTTTCGCGGGAGCGATGCACTCGATAACACCGACACCACCCCATACCGGTTCACTGATTTTGCTGTCCAGTCGTCCGGAGCAAAGTTGCAGACGAATTGCCGGATCATCCTGCGCATCCCCCTGCATCAGCCCACGGGATTCGACGTTAAAAAGGCCACCAAATGCTCCACGGTTTTTAAACGGATGAAAGTTAATATCAGCCATTGTTCAGGCTCCCTTGAGTGTTAATTTTTGCCAGACGACGCCCCGGAATTTTGAAGGCACTCAGCCAGACGTTCGGATCGCCCTGATATTCAGTAATGCGACGCCCGGCTTCATCGTTGCGGATACGTTTATGCAGTTGCCCCTGCGTACTCATCATTTCTTTTTCGATGGACTGACGGGCGGCACTGAAAATTGCGTCCTCAAGCACAGCCAGCGTTGCAGAATCCGCAATCGCGCGAATATTGACGTCCTTATGTGCCGGAGAGTGTTTCTGCATAGCGATTAGCGCACGCTTGCGGTAGTCCAGCGCATTTTCACCAGAAAACGGTGCTGGCGCGTTTTTACCGCAGGCACTGAATGCGGAGTCGGCTTTTGCCTGCGCTTCTGCCAGGGCAGAGTCATTGCGTTCTTTTTCTGCCTCCTCGTCAGCCTTACGCTGTTCTTCCGCTTCGGAATCAGCCTTTGCTTTCTCCTCAGCGTCTTTAGCTGCCGCCTCGTCAGCTTTGGCTTTTTCTTCCGCCTCCTTTGCCGCAGCTTCATCAGCTTTACGCTGTTCCTCTGCGGCTTCATCGGCTTTGGCCTTTTCTTCGGCCTCTTTTTTCGCCTGTTCTTCGGCATCCGCCCGCGCTTTGTCCCGCTGTTCCAGTGAGTCCATGCGCGTAACGACACCATCGATTTTCTGATTAATGCCTTGCAGGGCATCGCTCACAACCCCCTGTAACAGGGCCTGGAGTTCTTCTTTTTCCATCTCGATTTCACCTGTGTTTGTCACTTCAACCCCTGCGGGGATCCGGTCTTTATCCCACACGCCCAGCGAGCCGTGGGCTTTCGTCACCAGGGCGATGTGATCAACCAGGAAAGGAACGCCTTCGATTAAAAAATTGGTGTCACCTTCCTGTACTTCCACATTTCCTGATGTGCTGTTGAACACCACCGACGGGCTTGTCGAAACATCCCCCTCAGTGATTTCTTCAACAATGCTCTGGAGGTAAACGCGGCACACCGCCCATACCTCATCACCCCGGATATACGGCAGCATGACGCTACCGACGATCCGCGATTTAAAGTCCTCCTCCGTCAGAACTGCGTCGTCAGGATGGTTTGCGATAACCGGAAGGCCATTGCATCGCCTTAAAAACTCCTCGTTCAGATAGAGCTTTGGATCACGCCAGACGTGCTCTTTCAGCCCGGCGCGATAGGCAAGCCCGGTTCCGGTTATTCGCAAATTCACCAGCCACATGTTGGAGAATTTCACCGGAGACGGTACGGTTCCGTCCCTGATGCGTTCTGCCACTTCAAGCTCGGTTAAACTCACGTTTGCCCTTCTCCGTTAAAAATTCGTCGGGTAGTTTCTGAGGGGCGTAGATCGGCAGTGCATCGCAACTGCAATAAACCTCCTCCCCAGCAGCAGTGATTTCGTCATAAAAACCATATACGGGCTTAATCAGCCCCTGCTCCAGCGCCCACGAATTGCGGAGGAGATAAATTTTCTCGTCGCGCTCTTTGTGGTCCTGTCGGTATTTGTAGCCCGGACGCCGCCAGTTAGAATGCCAGCGCAGAGCAATCGCTCCACTCTGAACAGCCAGCAGATACTTAACGTTGCTTGCCAGCTTATGCCCCTGGTCAATTGCCACCCGGCGACTGATAAAATCCATATCCTTCACGGACTTCTGAAAACCGGACTTCACTTCCCGGCGATCAATTTCGCTCACCCCGTCAGGCGGAATGGACGTAACCCACCCCTGAAAACGCTGTATGGTTTTCTCGATGGCCTGTTCGCGGTTGAGTTTTATCAGGTTGGCACTGGCGAAAATTCGCCTGTCGAGTTCCTTGCGAAACTCAGGTTTCAGTTTTTCAACAGTGACTTTTTTAGGGCCGTCAGGAGGCTGCTCCCGTAATGCCCCGCCGTCGATGACAAGACGGCTGTAGATGGCGGTGAGATGTTTTCTGGCTACGGTATCATCAGGGGTTTCTCGCTGAGCGGCTACACGGAGTTTCCGGCACCATTCGAGCAATGATTTTTCGCTATCCCACCCGTGATTTACGTAGTAGTTAACGGCATCCGTCAGAACCTCATATAGCGTCCTGATCCGTTTCTTCTTCCTCACCGCCCGGCTGGAAATTGCCATCAGGCGTCTCCTGCTTCGGTGGTTCATAATTCGCCAGCGCGTCCACATCAATGATGAGTGGAGCTTCGCCATAGGTTTGCGTGGCATTAACAAGGCTTGCCAGCCATTCAGTGACGGCGGCACGGTTTTCAGGATCAACCTGTGGCGACACGGCAGAGAAAAGTGCTATCGCCTGTTGAATCACTTTACTGTCGCTTTCCCGGCGTTTGTCCGGCGACTCCTCCACCAGCTCCTGCCATGTCGCGGTAAATTCACGTCGCCACTGGTAAAACGTGGTTTTATAGTCATCAGTTATGATGTCCGGGTAATCATTTTTCAGCGACTGATAAAATTCCTCGTTCCAGGCGATGTACTGCACCAGGCGTTCGAAATAATCCATCACAGGTTCAATCTGCTGGCGTACACCATCGATATACTGGCTGATAGCTTTCGAATCCTCAGTTCCTTCACCGAAACCATTCGAGAAAGCCTCCTCCTTGATGAGAATCGCGGGAACATCGCTACCTGATGCAATATCGGAAATAATGTTGTCGCGGGCGGCATTTAGCGCGCCATCGATGTTTTGTAAATTCAGCGAGGTAACGTCCTCATCCTTCCCGATACTAAGCACACCTTTATTTTTTGCCTCTTTGACATTTTCCCTTTTTCGTCCCGTGGCGGCAGCCATGATCCCGTCAAGTTTCGAACCGTTTTGCACAACTTTAGCTACCAGTACGCCCGCTTTCTGACTGACGAGATCATTCGCCTCCATCGTGTTGATATAGGATTTCAGGGAATAAAGAACGCGCTGAAACACGCTTCGCCCGGTGAATCCGAACGATGAACTCTGAAACTCCAGATAAATCGGTGTGCCGTTGAAAATTTTCAACGTGCGTGACGGATGCCAGTCTTTTCCGCCAATCTTCAGCTTTTTATTGGCTTCCTGGAAAAACGGACTGTTTGGGTTCTGGTCAGTCACCATCGAACCGGAAGCGTTCAACGGATCCCACGCGTTGATATACACATCCTCTTCTGTCAGTCCGAACGTCGGAAGCGGTTCACGACATGAAACACTGTCGGTGCCCACGCCGATCGCTGCGGCACCGTAGCAACGAGACAGAAAAAACAGATTTTTAATCTTCTCGTTGACTTTCATACGTTCCCATACCTCCTGAAAACGCCGCACAACCCTCTCGTCAGGATCTGTCTCCACGTTATACTGTCGCGGCTTACACATCGCCATCAGTATGGGTTTTTCGACAAGTTTTCCGCCCAGAGGATGGAATTGCCACAGCAGCTTACACAGTTCATAGCCGATATCGGTTCCCGGCTGAATTTCTTCAGCCTCAAGAATACGCATCAGTGCCGAACCGAGGCCGCCAGTAATCTCGATCTCTGCCATCAAAAATATCCTGATTTTTTACAACGCCGCGTAATTACCGTGCGCAATGATCAATCCATAGGTGTAACAATCGAAAAGGTCATCAGCACGTTTATGCGCGTCTTTGTCTGCCAGGTGGAACCCGGCGATTTGTTTGATGAGGTGGTTTGCGGTTGTGCGCTTGAATGAAACGGTTTTGTCGTAAGCCTCGCGGGTAATTTTGCATTTACCCTGGTAATGGTGGCTGGAAGCCAGCACCGCGCGCTCGTCTTTCCCTTTGCTGGTTAACGCTGATTTAATCGGCGTCATATCCCAGCCTTCGGTTTCCGCTTTCTGGTTGAGGATTGCGCCCATTGCGGCATCCTCCATGAATACCCCCTGACTCCCCAGGCGCGGGCGGCAGAGTTGCGCCAGCCGCTCGAGGTTGTCATAAACACCGGGGATATACTCAGGAAGCAGCGACGCTTTAATTTGCGTCACATCCCAGTCGATAACGGTCAGTTTCGGCTCATCGGAATACGTGGACTCATACGCGAAGTAAACCACGCCTGTCCCGTCGTTCTCCGTCCCGCCTTTCAGCGCCGTATCCATTACCGCAAAAATCATGTCGCAGTGTCGCGGCATCTCAACCGGCTGGCCATCCACCAGCAGCTTATCGACATCGAGTAACGCGTCTTTGGACCAGTCTACGAACTCTGCAAGATATTCCTGCTGCCAGACGCGCGGATCGGATTTCTTCTCCGTTTCCTCCAGTTCTTCTTTCGGAATATACGGATTCGATGAAGTTGGCGCATGGTGCATAACAAATCCCAGGGATTCATCGTGGCATATCGCGTAGAAAAAATTGCTCTCGTCGATACCGTTTGGTGTGGAAAATACCCACGCACAGCCGCGGTAATCGACAAGCGTCGGGCGTATCGCTCGGGGCCAGATTTCCTCGAGCATTTCCGGCGATTTAGTGAATGCGGCCTCATCAATCAGCACAGCGTGATATTTACGCCCACGCCCGGCCAGTTTGTTATTGTCCGTTACCCAAAAGTCGATGCGCCCCCCATTACGGAGAATGATGCGCTTTTCATTTTTTGACTGACTGAGGATCAGCGGTTGCAGAACGGCGCTAATTTCATCCCAGATTTCCTGGTACTGGCGGTATTGCGCGGTAAAAATCCCCACCCTACCCGCGATAAGTTGCCCAGTGGTAGGAACGGCAAATTTCCGCGTAGCGAAACTGGTAGCGATGTTCACCAGCATCACCGTTTTACCCCAGCGACGACCACAGCATACCGCGTGGAAGCGTTCCTCTATTGCCGCCGTCCATGCAGCTATTTGCCCCTCATGAGGTTTTGGGAGGTAGATTTCAATCGACATTATCCACTCCCGGCATCGGCAGAGAGTTGTGGATAATTATTTCGTTATTCTCACCACCCACGCCTTTTTTGAGGTTTTCAATCTCAGTGCGCAGCTTTTCGTTGCGAAGCCTCAGTCCTTCAAGCTCCAGATCATTGCGACTGTCAGTTGCACCACCAGCAGAACTTCCTTTCGTCGCCATTATCAGCTTGATAAGTTCGCGCCGGGCGGCAGCCTTATCCTCCAGCAGGATCTCAACACCAAATTTCCCGAGCTTTGCCCCTGCATATAATTGTCGCGCATCCCCATCAAGCAGAGTGGTATCAGCCATATAAAGCTGTCCCGTTCCCTCACCGCAGCACTTCGGACAATCCGGATTGGGTATGGCGTTATCAACAAAGCCGAGGCCTCCATATTCCGGCTCGGGTTTGCCATCTCTGGAGGCCTGTGCCGCTGCCTTATCGAATTCTGCAATATCACGCCACTGGTAGAGATGATTCTCGCCCCAGCAATAACGGCAGTTAACACGGCGAAATTGTGCCAACTGATTGGGGTCGGCCTGGACAATAGCCATCAACTGACTCACCAGTAAATCCAGGTCTGCGGTATAGCGTTTCTGATACTGATTGCGGAAGTAGCTGATAGCACGATAAACCCTGGCATTTCTAAGCATACGGCTGGCGTTGCTGTTAGCTGTCGCACCTTGCCCCTCATAACCAGCCAGTCGGTATGCCTCTGTCGGCTTTTTCCCCTGAGCAACAAGCATCGCAAACTTAGCCTGCTGGTCAGAAATGCCGAATTCATCGGGGCAGAACGAAAATTCCTCCGCGTCGCCCTCATTCAGGCACGCATCGGATACTGGCTTTTTTTTCTGAGATTTTCCGTTCCGCTTTTGCGCAGTCTGCGCAGATTTTTTCTGCGCACTTTGTTGCGCAGTTTTGCGCATTTCTGTCTGCGCATTTTTCGGAGGTTTTTTGATGTAACGACGGGCTGTTGCGTAATTCAGTCCCCTTGCCTCACACCATGCCACCGGAGATACACCGGAGCGGGTGTATTCAGCAATATATTCCTGCTGCAACGCCCCCCAGTCCGGTCTGCTCATTAGTTAGTCCTGATTTTTATCCACCCTGAGTAGTTCACGCAGGGCAAAGGCATCCCCTTTTCTGGCAAGCTTAAACAATGCCGCCCGTAGTTCGGCTTCACCTTTCGCTCTGCCCTTACGGATGGATGCGTAAAAATCTGTCATTGCTTCCCGATTTTCTTTCAGTCGGTTCAGATCAACATCCAGAACGTCAGCGATTTGTTGTGCAGTCATCCGGCACGCTGCCAGAGACTCGACTTTCGAATACGGAATCATTTGTCACCCCCATTGATATGCAGGGTGTCTTCTTCCTGTATTTTTCGTGAAGGATTTTTACTGCAGCGTTGTTCCAGGTGACCTGATGGTGAATGCGTTTATGGCTGGCCCCCATCAGTGAGATTTTTACGCACGAGGGCGCATACATGACGGAGTAAAAACTTTTAACGTAGGTTCCGGAATCCAGATACAGCTCGGTCATTCCGCCGCTGTTTTTCTGCGTCTGTTTCTGCCCTAACTGGACAGCACCGATCGTCATAAACAATTCACCACAGCGACCGAGATTCGTGTACGTATTCACATCCTCGTTAATGCGCCCCATGAATGAGAACGGTCGATCAACCGAACAGATAAAGCTGTTCATTGCCTTGCGTTTCACCCACGAAGCATGGCCGCCATTGTCACCAAGAAAATCCCCGCCCTGCGACATAGCGATGGAAAGCGCGGGTATTGATTCGTAATACGCCAGCATTTCAGAAAGGATCGCATCCAGTTTCCTTATCGGGAAATAGGCCTGGTCATAGTTGCGATCCACCCGAAACTGGAACTCGTGATAATCATCATCGAGCTGAATGAAGTATTTACACCCGACCATTTTTGCCAGGTCGAAACAGGCATTACGGGCGTAAAAAATTGAGCGGCGGTCACCGAAATTATCGGCTTCGTCAAAACGACTGGCGATATCGGCTTTGGAAAACACCAGCACCTGTTCACCAAATTCAGCTATGTACTGATGCCGTGTCTTATCTTCATCATCAACAACGATAAAAATTTTCCCGGTATAGCCAGCACGACGCAACGTCCGGTAAGTCAGAACTTTGTCCGGTCGCCCGTGAGTCAGAATAAAGGCGCAAAAATCATCACGCATATTCCTCCTCCCCGCCATGCATGATCTCCACCATGCGCTGCGTCATCCGGACAAAACCATTTTCGATGGCTTGCTGATAATCAATGATCACCAGTGCCGACTCCTCAAAAAGGCCCTGAATTTCAGCGGGGGCGTGAGCGTAATAGTCTGCAATTCTGCTGAAATTAAACACCGTGTGGCGTTCTGCCGCGCACAGGAGGAATTTTTCGATATCAGGCTCAAGGGACGCCGTACGTATCCGGCTGACCAGCTCCTGAGTTTTCGTATCGTCGTACAGTTCACTGATATCCGGTTCATCCCCTGACGGCTCATAAACAGGCGTATCAATTTTCGTCGTGTACGGCTCATCCTCATTCGCTGTACCTGGCAAAACATCCGTTAATAGTTCGTCAATTTCTGTCGGGCAGAATCCTGTCAGGGAGATATCAAAATCAGCATTGATTAGGTCCGACAGCTCCATCCGTAACAGATCTTCATCCCAGCCAGCACTCATCGGCAGGCGATTATCAGCCAGGCGGTACGCCTTTTTCTGATCATCCGTCAGACCAGACAGAACAATGACCGGAACCGAATCCATTTTGAGCGCCTCAGCCGCCATAACACGCCCGTGCCCCGCAATAATTTCACCCTTTTCATCAATCAGCACCGGATTTGTCCAGCCGAATTGCTTAATGCTTTCAACCAGCTGTGTCACCTGTTCAGGAGAGTGTGTCCTTGCATTGTGCACATACGGAGACAACTCTTGTAACAGTCGATAGACAATATTCAATTTTTCGCTCATACAACCTCGCTTTATGAATAAAAAACTAACAGCAGCCAGTGGAGAGCATTTATCATTAACATTTACAGATAAGATGACGTACATCATTGAAACGCCATTCAGCCATATACCGGCAGCATTCGTAGTTGCACTCCGTAACTCTGCGACTAAGGTTAAAAACATGGCCCTCTTTCGCCACCGGCAAATCTTCCATGGATTTCCCCTGCCGGTTTTTTATTTTCGTCGATGCATAACATTGCATTTACATCAATACCGTCTATTGTCATAAGTATGTTGTACCGATGCTCGGGTGATATTGGCGGTCTTCGCCGGCCGGTTCTGTGTAGCTGTTCCCTGTGACCGGTTTTTTATTTCTCACATTATCGCAGCCCCTCGCTGAAGGGCTGCTGTAATGTCTGTTACTCTGTAACAACCGCACCTTCCGGTAATTCCATGCCGGCAAATACCGGACAACCCGGATGACGATCATCTTCTGTTGCTTCCAGCATTGACTCACCAAACCACTGCGTCGTGGCGCGACCATCTGCAGCCTTGTAGTGGATCAAGTACTGGTTTTCGCCATCCGCATACTGCGCGCGGGCTTTAACCTCACCCCATTCATCACTGATGCGCATCTCCACCAGTTGAGACAACTCAAACTTAAACGGAGCAGCATCAGCACCAATTACAATCGGTTTGTTTTCTGTTTTTTCCATCATCGTCTCCTGATATCGAAGCCCGTCGCCGCACCGGGCGCTGATCAACATTTGAGTATTCGCGGCGACAGAAAGAATTTATTTAATTGAGTAGCCACAAACACAGAATTTCATGCTTTCCGGACGCTGACACATCCTTCATTTTTCAGCAAAATATTCTGCTCTTACAGGCGATCAGTTCTGCAGACACTGCCGAACACCGTCGACAATTTCACAGACCTGAGAAGCTGTATCAAAAAGCTGGCGCGCTTTATCCAGGCTGACACATCCCACCAGGAAAAAAGGCACCAGTATCGCTACCAGCGCCCATTTCACCGCCGTTCGAGGCATTCTGTGTGTCCAGTGTTTTCGGCTCATGTCACCACCAACGCACAGCCCAAATCAGAACAGCGACCGCCACAAGGCGAATTGCAAAGGCCGCAGCCCTTGTCAAATCAAGGCTCGCGGGAGTTTCCACTTCAATACCTTTCATAATGGACAACCTCAAAAAGAATCTTTTATACTTTCCCACGAGGATTTTCTCCGTACTCACTACTCACAATTTCCTCTTTGACGTGAAAACTAAAAACCCCGGACTGTTCCAGCAGCCGGGGTTTTGTTTTTTATTTACTGCCTTGGGTGCGGCATCTGGCTATTTCATTCCTGGCTTTACTGTCACCGCGACAGATACAACGCACCGTGTCTCCGGTCAGCGTGGTAATGTAAGCCTCATCCTCTTTTTCTACCGGAATACATGGAATATCCCCGCCCAGGCAATACTCAATTTTTGCTGCAAGATGAGTGTCACGCGGATAGAACTCCAGACGATACATATTCCCCAGAACATGCACTTCTTCAACCTGACGACCATCTTTAGTTACCGTGATTTTTTTCAGTGCGTACATACGTACCTCCGTTCTTTCGTTTTTTGAGCAATAAAAAAGCCGCTCATGGCGGCCCTGTATGTTTTGCAAGCTATCGCTTCAATTGAAAATGTGGGCCGTCTTTAAGCGTCCGCCAGTCCCCGCCCCATTCGATGGCAGTTCCCAGCTCTGCGGCAGCCTGCTTAAATGCCTGCGCGATTTTCTCGTACAGAGGCCAGTCCCATGACACCTGGCTTCCAATGTAGGCCACAACATCCACCGCATCACCGGTCAGGTGGCGGCTGTTCATGGTCTGGCTTTTCCCTTCTGCAACCAGCTGTTTCTGGCGATACTTACTGCGCAGGCCTTCCGTAATACCGAAATCAACCTCCGACAACTCCAGAGCGCGACGAACAACAGCAACCAGCTGTGGTTTGACGCCCTCCAGATTTTTCTCACTTCGACGACTGAATCTGAATTTACCGGGCATACTCACCTCCGTAATGAAAGGATTTTTGATACGTTCCCGCGTGCTCGTATCACCAGCACGCAGAACACCAGGTTAATCAGGACGACCAGCCAGTTACCGGGTGGAAAGCGACCACACAGATAACAAAGCGGCGCAAAGGCATAAAGCAGCATCAGCAGCCAGGCCAGCCACGACATCAGCGGTTTGTGTCTCGACTTACCACGACGATAAAAAAAGAGCGTCAGCACGATAACCGTGCTTAACACCACATTCAGTAATCCGGGAAGGTTACTTAACATTACCGCCTCCACCCCGCAGACGGGAGAACAGCCCGGATACCAGCGATGCGATATCCTGCTGGTGGATGAATGAGAGAATCTTCACCGACACCACCGATACCAGTACCGCGCAAAGCGCGTCGAGAGATGTGCTGTGGAGATTCAGTTTTTCAACCAGGTAAGACGCCATCACATCCGCCCCCAGCACGCCAACAATGAACGACACCAGAAAATGCGCTGCCACACGCCAGACAGAAATCTTCTGTGGTATCGTGGCCACAAACAGCGCCCCTGCGAATGCACCAAACACAATCCCGAAATCCGTTCCGGTAAACAGCCCGAATACCGTCGCCCCGCCGAGCGCCGCAGCCGTGCCGGAACCGGATAAGGGTTCAGACATACTTTTTCTCCTGTAAATAAAAAAGGGCCTCTGTCGGCCCGTAAAAAAACACCCCATCAAAGGCACCCGCAGATGCCTTTTGTGTGGTGTTATCTGGTGTTTTCTGGTGTGGTGTGTGCAGGACACAGATGTGAAAAAGGTCCGCTGGTACGAACCCTGTATATGGATAAAAAAATGCCCGTCAGGAGACGGGCCAGAGCATTCATCGTGTAGTAATAGAATTATATTTATATATGGTCGCCACCAGAATGAGTCGTCAACCTACAAAGCCACCCTGGCTTACTGTACGTGTGCGCATGGAACAGGTAACGACTCATTCTGCTAACGACGTTTACAAGTAATAATCACATACCATTATGTAATACAAAAAAAGCAGCACTGAAACTGTAACCGTTCAGATATTACAGCATGAAGAAAAACAATAGTACCTACAAAGCTGTTCTCCGCGAAAATTCGCCAGTGCTGATAAAGCTATGCCTCGTTTGTTTTACAAGAGAGCGGGTAGCGGGAATCGAACCCGCATCATCAGCTTGGAAGGCTGAGATAATAACCATTATACGATACCCGCATATGGTGCCGACTACCGGAATCGAACTGGTGACCTACTGATTACAAGTCAGTTGCTTTGCCTGCTGAGCTAAGTCGGCGTTGGTTCCTCGGGAGTGAGATGAGATGCCCCGATACATAATGTATCATTCCCTCGGAACCACAAAAATAATACTAATAAATAATCAGGATGCAATATTTACCAACTATGTAATTGTAAATTTGTTTGAATAAAAAATTACTAAACACGCCATATCGCCCCTCTAAAAAAGGGGGTCGTAATAATATAAGTGATACTAAGCATCACATTACTAAATACATTGTATTAAGCTGGCGACCCGATGCGTAATCCCTTGATATTAAAAACTCCAAACAAAATCAGAATGCCATCTGAATACACAAAAAGCTGGCTTCACACCACCCTGTATGTGAACGCAGAACTCATCACCCCACGCGCTTTCGCAGCCAGTACACAACCTGTGTCAAACGCTGGCAGATGAACAATGAAACTGCCAGCACGGTCACCTATCTTAGTTCGCGTCTCGTATTCTGCTTGATAATAAGTTTCCCGTTCTTCTCTTATTGTGCATTTTTCAGTTTATCTGTCAGTAGCATTTTGACATACCAATAATTCCTGTCGAGAAAATCAGTGAGCTAAAAAACCGTATTCACAGCCTCGGGCACGTTTAACGTACCGCACCACTTTTCGGGCGTAAAAAAACCCACATTAAGCGGGTTTTCAGGTGTCCATGTCTGCTATACGCCTCGTGATACAGCTTTACGAAGCGTACCAAAATTGAAGCAGTTTGTACGTAAAAAATCAAGCCATTTTTTGAGCAAATGATTCTCGCATGGGAATGTATAGCGCATACTCAGCAACAGCCAACCAATTAGCAATTCGCTTTTCGCATGTGCTAAAACACCACTCTGGGTGTGCATCATTTAGCAATTCAGCCATTTTTCGCTTAGTCATCCCCCGCCCCTCATAGCGTTGCCGGAGAATACAAATCAATCCCGGATGATCCGCCATAACTTCGCCAATAACTCTGTCGATTATTAATGCCTCTGAATCGGCACAATGTGCCAGCCAGCTCTTTTGCTTGCCGTTAATCATATCCCGCAAAAAAGCCTCAAGTTCAGGCTTGTCCAGACCTGCTTTTTTCATCCTCCGGAGCACCTCGTTAATTGCCGTTTTTGTCAGCTTTTTAGAGGTCAACATCTGGTTAAACATATTCCCTGTCTTACCGCCACCAATATACGACCAGCGCCCCCACATACGCAGTTTTCCCTGAAACCAGACACTTTCCAGCGTAGTGAGACGAAGGTGTTCTCCGCTTTTTCCTGTATTCGTTGGGTAAATCACAAATATCCCTCCTTTCTCCAGATTTCTTGTGTGCGAAAAACACCTTCTGCATGCATCAGGCGCAATTCTTCTTTGGTGTAATCGATGGTTTTTACTCTCCCGTCGATTAAATCGTGGCACGAGCTACAGGCAATCGCCGCCTGCATATCGTGTGGTTTTGTCGCTGTTCCACACGTCCCCGCCAGCCTGTAATGTGCCAGCACAGACGTTCCGGGATTGTGATTGCAGTAGCCAGGAATTCTGACCTGGCACATCTGGCCCCGCGCCGCTTTACGCAAATTCACCATTACGCAAACTCCAGCAGCTGCGCGGCCACATTTTCGACTTGTTCCGGAGAGGAAAATTTACGGAACAGGATCCAGTTCCACAGCACATTCAGTACAGATTTATAAACCTGCTGAAACTCGGTTTCGTCCATATTCGCAAACGCGATTGATTTCGCCCTGCGCCCACGGCTACCATCCGGATAAAAATGCTCGGTGTAAAATCCGGCCTGAATGATTACCCACTCGCGGAAAGCGTCAAATGACTTAAGCAATGCCGTATCCCGGGTTCTGCGTGTCGCAACTGTATTCAGATATTGCTCTGCGGCTTCGCTCAGAGCTGGCGTATGTTCCCGGCCTACTGATTCACACAGGTAATCAACGAATCCTGATACCATTTCTCGTTCTCGAGGTGTGATCGCCCCACCGATCGGAGTCCAGTAATCGAATCCCAGTTGCAGGAGTTTGAAAAAACGCTTGTGGAATGCGTAGTTACGCACACGCTTAAAGTCTGCGTGTATCCACTCACCTATTTTGATTTGATACAGAAAATCGCAACTCTCCGGCGTCGCCGGGAGAAGTAATCCGGAAGAGGTTTGTTTGACCAGTTGTATATGCGCCATTGCTTTCTCCAATAGCGCTGTAGGTTGCCAGGTGTTCAGGCTGGCTTACGAATTATAACTCATTCCCAAACTACCTTGAAACCGAGCCTTTCCAGGTATTCAATGAATGCCTCGATAGATAAAATTACATGATCATCAGGAATTAACGTTGCGTAGATAACTTCCCCATTCTCAACGCGCACAGCATAGAGGCCATTTTCACTAAAAATTTCACGCAATTCTTCGATTTTCATCAGCAGAATCCTTCTGGATAAATAACTTTCCCCTGTTTGGGGGCCATCCCTCTTCTCCCTGCGCGCCAATCAAGTAATGAGATTCTATTTCCCCCGTAATTAGCCTCAAGAACAACAAATCACAAAAACACAAAAAGCCTGTTTGATTAAAAATAATCGTAACAAAAAACCCGTCGAAGCGGGTTAAGTACGGGGGCGTTGAAGATGCCTGACACATCAGAGGAGGCGGGAGATTTCTCTCCCGCCAGGTCTCTTACTCCTCAGGTTCGTAAGCTGTAAAGACAGCGACCTCCGTCTGACCGATTCGGATTTGTACCTCACAGAGGTCTTTCCTCGTTACCAGTGTCGTCACTATGACGGTTAAACAGATGACGATCAGGACGATTAACATCACCTTTTGCTACTTTATAGCCTGCTATGCCTTTCATGCATTCTTGGCTATACTAACCTTATACCTACAACACGAGAGACGCAGAAATGACCGTTCATGGCATATCAACAGGCAGTATCGTTCACTTACGTGAAAAAGATGGAGAATGGCTCGTAGTGCACATTCTTAATGACGACATTGTATATGTCCTCAAAAATGCAGATTCAGGTGAAGAAATAAAAGTCACTCTTCAAGACATCAATACACCCAATAAATAATCCCTCCACAATCCCACGGGGGGGTATTGTTCTTCTTATCATCACAACCGCATCACACCACCAATTGCTCATTGCTGACAACACCCCAGCCATGCTACTCCTAAACGGTTTTATAGTGCTATAGCCCCGGATGTCTGTTGTCGTCAACAGACATAACAAGCTAAAATAACAACATTCCCCAACAACGAAGGACTTAATACCATGGCTCAGGTCTATTTTGATACTCTGAAATTCGTTGAAACCCTAGAAGCCGCCGGAATGCCTGCAGCACAAGCTCGCGCCATATCTGCTGCAGTAAAGGATTCTCACGAAGCGGCAGAAGTCGCTACAAAGCGCGACCTGAACGATGTTAAAACTGAACTAAAAAATGACATTGCTGCCATTGATGCAAAAATTGATAAACTCACCCTGCAACTGACTGTCAGATTTGGCGGGATGCTCGTCGTTGCTGTTGGCGCACTGGCAGCCATCATGAAGCTACCTCTTTAAAAAACCAGCCCTAATGGGCTGGCTTTTGTTATCCCCAGCAGAAAATCGAATACACCACCAGCGCCACCGCCATCGCAATTCCTGCCGTTGTGAATGCTTCAGGCCAGGTCATCGTAAAACATCCTCCACGCTTGTCAGTCCGTTTCGCTCCAGGTAGTCCATCGCCTTATCCGGCAGTTTGCAGTCCGGCTTCGCTTTCCTCAGTTGCCAGGCTAACTGCTTTACCTGCATAGTTAACTCGTCGACCAGACGCTGATACCCCACTGGTTTGTATTCATAAAATTTACCAACTGGCGCTGCTGCCAGCGATTGCAGTGCAATTTCCAGAACAGCAATATCCATCTTATATGCGCGAATGAGGTCATGGTCGATTGTGCCTGGTATGCACAGTCTCTGTGATTCAATAGCCTCCTCTGCGTGGGCTATTAACTGCTCTTTGGTAAACCGTTCTTCTTTGGTCAAAGTCGCCATTTACTCTTCCACTTCGTCTTTTATTTCGTAAATTGAGTAATTGCAGTGATTAAAGAAAACATCAATTGCCTCGTTTTCTATTTCCTCAGGAGTCGCATCATCATCCACTTCAAATACATCTTCACGCACGTTACCAACAATCCTCGTTTCGATAACTATTTTGAATTTTCGCATTGTCTTACCGCCCTTTCGGGCGGCCTCCTGATGTTTTGAGGGTGCAGAAATCCCTCCGGTTAAGGATTTAATAAAAATCACTTCTGATTTAAATTTCAGTGTCTTATTGTCAGTTTGTTTATCGCTTTATGCCTGAACCTTATTTCTCATCCATACACAAACCGGGCCGTCTTCCGTGTCATGAATGGAGCCAATAAACCACCCATCACCCTCTGGTCGTTCCGGCTCCCATGCGGAAATATCAGGACCATCCGCATCCGGATTAAAATCATCTTCATCCATTGCGCGAATGGTCCACTGAAGATTATTCGCCTTCATCCAGGCATTAAATTCTTCCGTCGAAATATACTCCCGGCCATCACAAAATTTTTCATATTCAGGATGTATCCAGCAGCCATATGCATCACGTTCTACCGGCATTTCTTTGATTTCGTTCATAACATTAACTCCATTAAAATAATGCAAAACAAATTAACCACACCACTACAACCGATGCTATTAACACCCTGATTGCAAACAGTGGACTGATATGTCGAAAAGGATTTTCCCAGATAATAAAAGCCGCTGCCAGAAATGCGTATTACCGTGAAGGAGATCGGTGAGTAACATCGATGGAGATCGGTTCGTGTCACTTTCACAGAACCGTTTTTAAATTACCTTCACTGATCTCCTTCGGTCAACGGAGATTGTATTTTCCGCATTGATTCTCCTTTAAGTTCGATCTTGATACTGCCATGAACCAGTCGATCTAGGATGGCATCCGCATGTGTGGAGTCTCCGATCATTTTGTACCAGTTTTCCACCGGCAACTGGCTCACTACGATGATTGAGCCTCGTTGGTACATCAGATCCACTATTTCCAGCAGGTCGCTACGCTGTTCTGATGAGAGAGGTTCCAGCCCCCAGTCATCCAGAAGCAGCAGATCGCTATTATTCAGCCTGGTCAAAAGTTTGCTGTATCTTCCATCAGCATGCCCCTGATAGCACTGTTCCATCAGCGCTTTAAGGCGATAATAGTAGACCTTGTATCCCTGTCGGCAGGCATTATGACCAAGTGCACATGCCAGGAACGTTTTACCGCTGCCGGTGGCCCCGGTCAGTAAAATATTTTGTTTCAGGGTTAACCAGTTTCCCTGACTGAGTGAACGGATGAGGGCCCTGTCCAGCCCTCTATTGTTACGATAATCCAGCTTTGATAACTCAGCATTAAGTCTGAACCGTGCATGTTTGATCAGACGCTCTGCCTTCCTGTTTTCACGGCAGGTTAGTTCTTCTGCTGTCAGTAATGACAGGCGTTCTTCGAAGCCCAGCTCCTGGTATGTGCCCGGCTGAGCAAGTTGCTTTTTAAGCGCATCACGGAAGCCGGTGAGTTTAAGTGCGGTCAGTTGTTCGTAAAGATGATTCATCATTGGATCCCGTATCAGTGGTAATACTCACTGCCGCGTACGTTTTCGTGTTCCATCGTGGATAACAGATCTGGTTTTGGATCCTGAACAGGTTGTTTATCCAGACCTTTTTCCAGGATCGATTTAATACCTGACAGACGCCATACCTTTGTTTTCAGAGCTCTTGCACATGCTGCATTAAGTCTGGCTTTACTGTATTTTTTATGAAGGTTCAGGAGTCCAAGGCAGAAGCGATAGCTTTGTTCCGGATGTGGACGAGAGTTCAGTATATGAAGCACATAACTATGAGTTTCACTGCCTATGTGCCCCGCCCATTCCAGAAGACGCTCTGGCGTCCAGGTGGCATGCTGTCGATGAGCTTCAGGCATGTGCTCGTTGCGGGTACTGTAGCCATAAGTACGCTTGCGCGGGTGCACAGCAACCTCCTGCCCCTGATTGAAGAGTCTTACCAGTTCTCCGGAGATCCATGCTTCCAGTTGCTGGCCTAACAGCGAACATGGAACCGAGTAGTAATGTTTGTCGATTTCCACGTGGTAATCGGCATGAACTCTGACTTTCTTCACCAGGGTGTAACTGTAACTGGCTTCAGGAAGAGGCTTCAGTGCGGGTTTATCAAGCTGGATGAAGAGTTCTGCACGTGAATAACCCAACTTCTGCATTATTTTGTTATTCAGTCTTTCCAGCAACTCCCGAATGCGCTGATTAAGCGATGCAAGGCTGTAGAAGATCTCATGCCTGATTCGGGCCATGATCCAGCGTTCAACAACCTGAACGCCAACTTCAGCTTTGGCTTTATCTTTCGGTTTACGTGGCCGCGCAGGCAAAACTGCGACATTATAATGCTCAAGCATCTGCTGGTAGGTAGGGTTAACGTCAGGATCATACTTACATGCCCTGGATGTGGCGCTTTTCAGATTGTCCGGAACAACAAGTTCAGGAACGCCACCCAACCACTGGAAGCAGCGAACATGACTCATCACCCAGTCTTCAAGCTGCTGAGACCAGGTGGCCTCTGCCCATGTGTAACTTGATGCCCCGAGAACAGCTACGATGACCTGAGCAGTTCTTATTTCTCCGGTCTCAGGGTCGGTAACGCCAACGGTAGGTCCACAGTAATCAACGAAAAGTTTTTCGCCAGCTTTATGTACCTGACGCATTGATGGTGAAGTGGTTTTGAGCCATTCACGGTACATCCGGCAGTAATGGTTATAGCTGTAAAAACCGCCTGGATTACGCTCACAGTATTCTTCCCAGAGTAGCTGCAGCGTCACGCATTTATTACGCAGTTCCCGGTGTACTGTAGCCCAGTCAGGCAGAGAGTGCTTCTTCATCTTAACCTGGGTCTGAAGGAACGCATGTTTTAGTTTTGTATCATCCCATCCTGTAGGTAAGGGCCACTGCTTTATGCCAAGTTGAGCCGCCCGATTAGCATATCTGGATACAACGGAAGGGGAGATTGCAAGACTACGACCAATTTGTCGATGGCTGAGTCCAACACCGTATTTAAGCCTAAGAATTTCTTTAAGTTTTCTCATAGAAATTGGAACTGTTGGCATAGGTATCCTTTACCGGAATGGCAAAAGATACAGATCAACACACCTGTGAAGTTCCAATAACATTGATGGAGATCACTGAATAACAAAATGAGTCAAAAGTGATCTCCATCGATGTTATTCAGCGATCTGTTCAAATGTTATTACCCGATCTCGATGGAAGTTGAACCGTCCCGGGAATCCTGGAGACTAAACTCCCTGAGAAAGAGGTAAACAGGATGACTAAAAATACTCGTTTTTCCCCCGAAGTCCGTCAGCGAGCGATTCGTATGGTTCTGGAAAGTCAGGATGAGTATGATTCACAGTGGGCGGCAATTTGTTCCATTGCCCCAAAAATTGGCTGTACGCCGGAGACTCTGCGTGTCTGGGTTCGCCAGCATGAGCGGGATACCGGGGGCGGTGATGGTGGGCTCACCACCGCTGAACGTCAGCGTCTGAAAGAGCTGGAACGTGAAAATCGTGAACTGCGCCGCAGTAACGATATCCTTCGCCAGGCTTCCGCTTATTTTGCGAAGGCGGAGTTCGACCGCCTCTGGAAAAAATGATGCCACTGCTGGATAAGCTGCGTGAGCAGTACGGGGTCGGACCGGTATGCAGCGAACTGCATATTGCCCCGTCAACGTATTACCACTGTCAGCAACAGCGACATCATCCTGATAAACGCAGTGCCCGTGCGCAGCGCGATGACTGGCTGAAGAAAGAGATACAGCGCGTATACGATGAAAATCACCAGGTATACGGTGTGCGTAAAGTCTGGCGTCAGTTGTTACGGGAAGGTATCAGAGTGGCCAGATGCACTGTGGCACGTCTCATGGCGGTTATGGGACTTGCCGGTGTTCTCCGGGGTAAAAAGGTCCGCACTACCGTCAGCCGGAAAGCCGTTGCCGCATGCGACCGCGTAAACCGTCAGTTCGTGGCAGAACGTCCTGACCAGTTGTGGGTGGCTGATTTTACCTGGGTAAACACATGGCAGGGCTTCGTTTATGTGGCGTTCATCATTGATGTGTTCGCCGGATACATCGTGGGATGGCGGGTCTCATCATCCATGGAAACGGCATTCGTGCTGGATGCACTGGAGCAGGCGTTGTGGGCCCGTCGGCCGTCCGGCACAATCCACCACAGTGATAAAGGTTCTCAGTATGTATCGCTGGCCTACACGCAGCGGCTTAAGGAAGCCGGCTTACTGGCATCAACAGGGAGTACTGGTGACTCGTATGACAACGCGATGGCGGAGAGCATCAATGGCCTTTACAAAGCGGAGGTAATACACCGTAAGCGCTGGAAAAACCGGACAGAAGTGGAGCTGTCCACACTCACGTGGGTGGACTGGTATAACAATCGACGATTGCTGGAAAGGCTGGGCCATATCCCACCGGCAGAAGCAGAAAAAGCTTATTATGCTTCCATCGGAAACGATGATCTGGCAGCCTGAGTTCACAGATAAAACACTCTCCAGGAAACCCGGGGCGGTTCAGTTATTGAGTGATCTCCTTTCATGAAAATACGCAAGAAATGCACTGATCAGGAAAACAATAACAAACAGCTCAATTTTGATTATCCAGAACATATTCACTGCATCGCCTTCTGTAAAATAACCGCATGCCCCAGCTTCTCCGCCAGTGCCAGTTCTGCCCTGGCACCTGCCGACCGCTGCCAGTCTTTCAGCATGTAAATCGCATCCACGCAGCGAATCATTGCCATGCAAATATCCATGTAGTGCGGCTGCGTCAGTCCGTCCGGAAGTACTGCCGGATTTAAGACTGTGTGCCCATCCCGTTTCAGTTCCTCTTCCACCTTGTGGAACGCCTCACGGTTGAAATTTTCATAGCCCGTCATTGGACCGGCGATATAAACCCTCACTCCAGAACCCTCCTGTTGAAATAAACGTAGTTATTCACTGTGCGCAACGGCATTCCAAATTTTATGGCGATTTCTCTCCTGGACACGCCACGCTGATGCAGTTGTCGCGCCAGCTCAATATCGCTCTGAAGATATTTTGCTGACTGGTGAAAATCACCACGCAGAATCAGACTTATTCCCATCTCCCGGGCTTTCGTCCTGACAGCCGCCTCACTACGACCAATCAGACTGCCGATGCTTTTTACCTTCATTGTTCCCGCGCACTGCCGCAGAATAAGGATTTCAGCCCGCACCCAGCCACGCCATCTCACTTCACATCCTCTCTGGAACAATTCATCTGCCGTACAATATCCCGGTGCTTGTTAAGCTCCCGCAGCGCCGCGCAGACTCGCTCCCACTTCCGGACATGATTTTTCGCCCGACGCAGTTCGCGGTTTGCCATGTGCAGCGATGGTAAAATCAGGTCATTCGCACGCGTTTCGGTAAACGATGGCAGCGACTGCACAATGTCCGCCACAGTTTCTGTTTTAATATCTTCCTGTGTTGCAACCTCCTGTACTGGTAACGCAACCCCCGCTGGCTGAGGAAAGGCTTTACCATCAGTTTTCGCTACCGATACAAATTTCGGCTCTGCTGGTAAATTTTCCCCGGTTTCTTTTACCAGCATCCACTTACACCCCTTCCCCTGTCCCAGCTTAATCGCCATGCCATCGCGGCAAAGCTTTTCCATCGCAGAAACCAGCGACCTGACGCAATCAGCACGCCCCACAGCAATTGCAATCTCAGCGGTGGTCATTGCCCCACCATGAGCAAGTGTGGACAGGATGTCGCAGCGATTCAGTGGCTCACGGTCTTTTCTGCTGACCACCATGCGGGATTTTCTTTCCGCTTTACACACCGGCACTGTTTTTTCTTTCACGCCACTTTGTCGTTCTGAAACAGACCAGTAACCATTAACCGATACAACTTCTCCCTGCTCTTCGTACTCCCGCAACATTTTAATCGCCTCAGCCGGTGCAATGCCCAAACTGGTAGCAAGCTCAGTGCACGTCACCTTTTGCATCGCTTTTAACGTATCAATCAACGTTTCCATTAAAATTTCTCCCGTTAAAAATTATTTACCAATCTCAAACAAAACCAGCTGCCTTCCGGCGTTCATATTCCTGTTTCAGCAACTCAATTGGTGTTGGCCCCGACGGGCGTTCTGGTGCTGCCAGTTGCCGCCGGACTGGCGGAACGCTCAGGCCGTTACCAACATGCTTTGCCCATTTCGTCAGCTGCCGTTCTGCAAGCCGTTTTAACTCCCCTTCGGTCATCTGGCGCTCAATCCCCTTTGAACGCATCTCGAGGCAAATGTGATACAGCACAGGCTGAGACCACGGGTATTTATCGCTTCCGTCGTATCGCCAAGACTCATTGCGCCAGCGGCGATATTCCTCCATCACGTTATCCACCGTCAGACCAAATGGATTTGCCCCGCTTTCCGAAATCAGCGCCACAAACTCAGCCAGGTCCGGAGGCCATGTTTCACCCGCCCGGCAGCGGTCCATGCACTGGCGGCAGACCAGCCGGATTTGCTGCTCAGTCATCGCGCCAATCTGTGCAATCCAGAGCTTCGAAGGTGCGGCCCCGTTCTTCTGGGTCCAGCGGTTCGAATAAACCTCCCCCATGAGTTCCCACAGCTTCCACGCCGTTTCCGTCGCTGATAAATCCGTTTTCACGTTCCCACTGCTCACGTGCTGCCCGAATTTCCTGAACTGCCCGTGATGCGGCGCCACCTGGTGCGGCTGCATGGCTCACCCCCTTGCTGACTGGTTTAACCTGCGCCCTGACGTGATTTACGTGACGGGCGAATTTCTGCTCCCACTGAACCTGCGTGAACACTTTGCCCTCCGCTGCCCAGTAGTCCCGGAAGGCGGCAAGTTCAGCTGGTGTAAATTCCGGCTCAGGAAGATCCACGCCCCACAGCGCAGCCCGTCGTCGAAAATCCGGCGACGGATGCCAGCCATCGGTCATCGGAAATTTCCCGATGGGTTCGCTCAGGCCTTCCAGGTAATCAGGTTCCGCTGTCTGCAACGGCACGCCATTTGCCTCACTGGCCGGAGCACCCTCGCGCACGCGCGCGTTATGTGTGGGGTTTATATATCTGTTATCTGTTATCTGGATACCGCATGACAAAGCGTTAGCCTTATCCTTAGGCTTATCCTCAGGCAAAGGGATTGCCTTATCGAATGCCATCCCCAAAGCCTCAGAAACCCCGTAGGACGCGGCTCTCAGCGATTCCCTGGCCTCCCATTTGAGAGGGCAATCAGGAATTAAAGCGAATGCCTTTGCCCAGGATTTAATGACATTTATCGAGTTTGGCGGATTGTGTTTCGCAGCATTCGGGAGCCAAAAAACTCTGGCTTTGATATCTGCTTTCACCATGCCAAGATTCATGGCTTCGCCTAAGGCTAAGTCAAAGGCTTCGATATCCCACCCCAACTCTTCAGCCATTGCTGCCCGCCCGGCTTTAAACAACCCAGGAATAATCCCGGTAAATGGACTGGTCAGCAGATAAATAAACAAACTCTGTCCACTTGGAGGCAGAGGAGATAACGCCCTAAATTTGGGATCATCCCATATCGTTATTTTTACCTTGCGATAAGGCTCATTGTTTGCCTTAGTTTTTGGCATGGGATTTGGCATGTTTTTAGCCTTAACCATAATTGCCTCATCTGGTGTCGAACCTTCCTCCGGATATAATCTGTGATTCCCCAATCAACAGAACCAAAGGAGGTTCGACATGTCTTTAATGGCTGTTTGCCAAAAAATTAAAAATCACATGCGCACTGTGTACAAAATTAACCAGCACGACCACGACATGGTTAACCTGGTAACATGCAGGGCTATAGTTCTCACCCGCTTCCACCTGATTCTTACAAATCACTCACGGGATTCTCTCCTGAGCCCCAGTAGCTATGATTCGCTGGCGAGATTGCTATACCAGGCAAGTGAAAAACGTATTACTGATCCCTTATCTGTTTCCCCTGTCCTTGCTCTTCACATTCTGGAAGACGCTCTCTATGACCCCCGTCAGGAATGCGACTATCAATTTCTTGAAGCTGAGAAATCAATGAGAGAATGGTTCGTTGAATATCGCGAACGGCAGCAAAAGTTACCCTCAGAGTATTCAGAACTTCCGCAACTTCGCTGGAGTGACCTTCCGAACGAATTATTTGCTCTGACCCCAGAAAATTAATTCTTGGGGATAAATCGTCCATAACTGAGCGCAGGCTAAGTTCTGCGCTCTGAAGCTTCCGAACCGAAGTTTCTGTACCCCAACCCGCAATTTCTGCATTTTTTGCAAGTTTCAGGATCCAGTCTCGTAGTTCGCCGGGAGTAAGATTTCCGGCATTTATGTACGGTTTGATTTTCATTATTGGATACCCTATTCAATCAATGCACTACAACAGAATCGTCGGACGCTCCACCACCGCCGAAATGCGCTTTACGGTAAACGGCCTGGACTGCGTCATCATGCGCATCAATTGCCGTACTCAACGCTTCCTGCGCCGCCAGTAATGCACGGCGTTCCAGGGTATCGAAGATGCAGAGTCGGTGACGCAGCTCCCGCGGAAGGATTGCCAGAATTGCTGGGATCAGCTTCTGAATTTTTTCCCTTTGCGCTTCCGTTTCACCTTTTAACCAACGGCGATAGATGTTCTGCTGATTGTTCCAGTCCTTGCCTGGTGTCAGAGACAATTCACCTCCCCCCTGGCGCAGATATTCTTCAGTAATTGCGTTAGCGACCCACGCCTGCCCTTTTTCGGCTGCCAGGGCTAACAGCACTGATTCGATGTGCTCATGCCTGATTTTCATGAATCAACTCCTGTGTATTTTGTGTGTTAGCCTTACATCCAACAGGTAAACCGTCGGTTGGATTCGGGTAGATATCAGGCCGGAGTTCATGAGGTGTAACCTCGAAATTCGTTACTTCAGCAACACGTAATGCTTTTTCAGGGCTGAATCTTTCATAGCCCCCCAGCACTCGACTTACGTGCACCTGAGATAAACCCGTTAGCTTCCCAAACTGTAGCTGGGTGATATGTTTCTCTTTTAAATAGTCTCTTAAGTTCATAGCCAACCTTCTACGTTATGCCTCGAGCAAATATTAGCCCCACTAATTTTAAAGATCAATAGTCAAACTATCTTTGATAATATTGGTAAAACAAATAAACTCTATGTATGAAAAAAACACGCGAAGTGATTGCAACTCCAGAAGCGAGCAAGAATTTAAAAGCCGCATGGAATGCAAGAAAAAAAGAGCTGAAGCTGACTCAAGAGCTGGCGGCTGAGTTGTTGGGATTCGAATCTCAAGGCACCGTTAGCCAGTATCTGAACGGCAAGATACCGGTAAATACCGATGCTGCGCTAAAATTTGCGGCTCTGTTAAAGGTAAAACCAGAGGACATTCGAGAAGACCTTAAAGACTTAATGAATTATGTAAGATCATCAGATACTTATGATGATAGCTTTTCAGGCAAAGGATGGAGGCTGGTCAATGAAGAACAGGCAGAGTTGCTTAACCTCTTCGAGATTCTACCTGCGTCAGAAAAAGCCAAACTCCTTAACCAGCTACGTGGACTAAACAAGCTCTACGAGGAAGCCTTCGAGAACATGCTGGCACTAAAGAAACGTAACCAGTAGCCACCGCTCACTACCCCATCCACAACAAAAAAACCGACGTCTTAGTCGGTTTTTTTTGTGCCATAACTTCTGCAAATCAGCTGTATAACTAATATTTTTCCCTTGAAAAAACATTTACATAGTTACCAAATCAAAAATATTATACGCCATACTGTTGACTTAAAATATCCGCGTTACTAATATTTCTATCAAGAACAGCACGGCGCTGTAGGTTTTAGTTCCGCAACCCGGCGTTAAAGGGAGAGATAAAATGGTGCATTACGAAGTAGTTCAGTATTTGATGGATTGTTGCGGTATCACTTACAGCCAGGCTGTACAGGCTCTACGCAGCAACGACTGGGATCTCTGGCAGGCAGAAGCCTCTATCCGCAACAACAAAATGTGAGGTGCGAAAAATGCAAAAAATCGACCTCGGCAACAACGAATCCCTGGTGTGTGGCGTGTTCCCCAACCAGGATGGAACGTTCACCGCCATGACTTATACCAAAAGCAAGACATTCAAAACTGAAACGGGCGCACGTCGCTGGCTTGCCAGAAATACTTGCTAATCCATTATTTGGATTAATTCAATATTCTCGCTGTAGGGGTATAGCCGAGGCCACCAAAGCCCGGAGGTGGTGAAATAAAACCGGGCACAACACGAAGGCGCATTTCCGATATCCATAAAGAGTCGGTCTTGTCTGTTAAATTTAAATGGTGGGAGTGCGCCTCCGGTTGTGAATAACAACACTGCTGTGTGTAGTCTTGGCGGCATCAGTTTTTTCTTGAAGTTCGACTGATGTCCGCCCTTTTTAAAGTGAATTTTGTGATGCGGTGAATGCGGCTAAGCGCACGCGGAACAGTTAAAAAGCTATTGTCCTTCGTAGCAGAGTTATGGGTGAAATATCCGGCGTTAATTGTTAACTGGTTAACGTCACCTGGAGGCACCAGGCACCGCATCGACAAAATTCATTTGTAAAAATGGAGATAATTATGATTGCTCATCACTTCGGAACTGATGAAATACCACGTCAGTGTGTGACCCCTGGCGATTATGTTCTTCATGAAGGTCGGACATATATCGCCTCGGCAAACAATATTAAAAAGCGAAAACTTTATATTCGTAACCTGACCACAAAAACATGCATTACTGACTGCATGATTAAAGTCTTCCTCGGTCGTGATGGTTTACCTGTAAAGGCGGAGTCATGGTGATGACTAAGAAAATAAAATGTGCTTACCACCTTTGCAATAAAGAAATTGAAGAAAGCAAAAGTATTAAAAGACCACTTCATTTCATGCGTGGAGTTATCCCAACGACGGAAATGAAAAAATATTGTAGTGAAAGTTGTGCCGAAAAAGACCAGATGGCACACGAACTTTAATTAACTGACTATGCGAAACTGAATTTATGCCAGCAATGGCAGGGATTCGCTCAACCTTAATTAAGGAGAAAAACATGATTACCAGTTATGAAGCCACTGTTGTAACTACTGATGACATTGTTCACGAGGTTAATCTGGAAGGAAAGCGTATTGGCTACGTGATTAAAACAGAAAATAAAGAAACCCCATTCACTGTGGTTGATATCGACGGCCCATCAGGCAACGTAAAAACACTTGATGAAGGTGTCACAAAAATGAGCCTGGTTCACATCGGAAAGAATCTGCCCGCAGAAAAAAAAGCCGGATTTCTGGCAACTCTGATTGCAATGAAATTAAAAGGTGAAATCTGAAAAAAGAAAGCCTGCATAACGTGCAGGCCTGAGTGAAGAACCTGGGACATTTATTCATCACTCGCAGTAATTTTAATCTGAGTTGAGGTTAAAAAACAATGAGCACAAAACCACTCTTCCTGTTACGAAAAGCGAAAAAATCATCCGGTGAACCTGACGTCGTCCTGTGGGCAAGTGACGATTTTGAATCGACCTGTGCCACTCTGGACTATCTGCTCGTTAAGTCAGGTAAAAAACTGAGCAACTATTTTAAAGCTGTTGCCACAAATTTTCCTGTTGTTAATGACCTTCCCCCTGAAGGTGAGATCGATTTTACCTGGAGTGAACGCTATCAACTCAGCAAAGACTCCATGACATGGGAACTAAAACCGGGAGCAGCGCCAGACGACGTTCACCACCAGGATAATGCTCAAGAAACCAAAGAACTGGCGGGAGGCCAGGAAGAAAACGCGCAGGCAGACGCCCACGAGGATTGCCAGGATTGCGAAGTCTCTGTAGCCACTTTGCGGTTCACACAGCGTCTTCTGCACATTTTTACGTATGCGGCCGGGGATCGGAAATACCTGCATCATGCCACCCGAGAACAACGCGAACACATTACTGCTCTTGAGATGGATCAGGAAAACAGCTATGTCCAGAATCTGCTGTTGGCCATACGCAGCATGGCAGAACCGACAACTCTGGATAATGCCGCCCTGCTCCGCTTGACTGATGCAATTAAGGCAGTTTTCTCTATCACTAAAAAACATCAGCCCTATGAATTTAAGAATTTCATTTCAGCCTGGCTGGATACCGAACACATTGATCGCGGTCTTCTGACAAAAGAATGGCGAAAAGGGAATCGTGTTTCACGCATCACTCGCACGGCTTCCGGTGCTAATGCTGGCGGCGGGAACCTCACAGATCGCGGCGAAGGTTTCGTCCACGATCTGACGTCACTGGCGCGCGATGTAGCCACTGGCGTACTGGCCCGTTCAATGGACGTGGACATCTATAACCTTCATCCGGCACACGCTAAACGCATTGAGGAAATTATCGCTGAAAATAAACCACCCTTTTCTGTTTTCCGCGACAAATTCATCACCATGCCTGGCGGGCTGGATTATTCCCGCGCCATCGTGGTTGCGTCCGTGAAAGAAGCACCAATTGGGATCGAGGTCATCCCCGCACACGTCACTGAATATCTGAACAAAGTACTGACTGAAACCGATCATGCCAACCCTGATCCGGAAATCGTGGATATTGCCTGCGGTCGCTCCTCGGCCCCGATGCCGCAGCGAGTAACAGAAGAAGGAAAACAGGACGATGAAGAAAAACCACAACCATCTGGCGCAATGGCAGATGAACAGGCAACGGCTGAAACAGTGGAACCGAATGCAACTGAACATCATCAGAACACGCAGCCGCTGGATGCTCAGTCACAGGTAAATTCTGTTGATGCGAAATATCAGGAACTGCGGGCAGAACTCCATGAAGCCCGGAAAAACATTCCATCAAAAAATCCTGTCGATGCCGATAAATTGCTTGCTGCATCACGTGGTGAATTTGTTGACGGAATTAGCGACCCGAACGATCCGAAATGGGTTAAGGGGATCCAGACTCGCGATTCTGTGTACCAGAACCAGCCAGAAACGGAAAAAATCAGCCCGGATGCGAAACAACCTGAGCCAGTAGTGCAACAGGAACCGGAAATAGTCTGCAATGCCTGCGGTCAGACTGGCGGGGATAACTGCCCTGACTGTGGTGCGGTGATGGGCGACGCAACATACCAGGAAACATTCGTTGAAGAGAATCAGGTTGAAGCTAAGGAAAAAGATCCGGAGGAAATGGAAGGCGCTGAACATCCGCACAATGAGAATGCTGGCAGCGATCCGCATCGCGATTGCAGTGATGAAACTGGCAAAGCGTCAGCTCCTGTAGCAACTGAAATCATGTGGCCGTCATATTTCGAGCCAGGCCGCTATGAAAACCTCCCGAACGAGGTTTATCACTCCGCCAACGGAATAAGCAGCACGATGCTGAAGGATGCCCGTATCAGCCTGATGTATTACCACGGGCGGCACATTGCCGGAACTATTCCGAACGAGGAAAGTGATGCACTGCTGCGTGGGCGGATCATTCACAGCTATGTTCTGGAAACGGATAAATTCGCTGATGAATATGCCATTCCGGTACCGGTTCCTGAATATGTGGTTACTACTTCTAACGAACTGATCGCCATCATTAAAAAACACAATGCCAGTCTGCCAGCACTGATGACACCAGAGCAGATGAAAGAGTGGATCGAAAGCTACAACAGCACTCTTATACAGCCACTATCTGTAAGTGCTGGGGCCGAAGAAACAGGCATCCTTTACGGTTCGCTTCCGGTGGAATTTCGGCGTATTCCTGAGGGGGAAAAACATACAGCATCAGCAATGAAAGCCTGTATTAAAGAATACAACGCAAGCCTCCCTCCTCTGTTGAAAACCAGTGGAGCACGGGAGCAGCTTCTGGATCAAATTGAAACTGTAGACCCAGAACTGGCAAAAAAAGAACGTGCTAAATCTTTGCCTTACAACATCAGTGGCACAAAAGAGCAATTAACCGAAATCGCCCGGAAAATTCGCCCGGAACTGGTGACACTGGAGGACTGGCAAAAACGCCAGCAAGAAGAAAACGCCGGGAAAACGTTTATCAGTCCGGATATGTATGAACAGGCAAAAAATATTCACGCGGCACTGCAAAACAATACCGATGCAGCAAGGCTACTCAACCACCCGGATCGGAAATCTGAAATCAGCTATTTCGGGTTTGATGAAGAAACCGGGCTGGAAATCAGGGTCCGTCCTGATATCGAAATCCGGCTGCCATACGAAAGCATTTGCGCTGACGTGAAGTCAGTCAGCCTCGGTTATGTGCGGCAGGAACGACTTAAAGATCGCCTGCACCGTGAAATTATTGAGCGTGATTATCACCTCAGCGCCGCAATGTATTGCGATGTGGCAAACCTGGACAAATTTTTCTGGATCTTCGTCAACAAAGATGCTGGCTATCACTGGGTGGCTGTCGTGGAAGCCTCGCAGGAACTCCTGGAACTTGGTCGACAGGAATATCGCCGGACGCTACGCCAGATAAACGAAGCCCTAGAGACAAACAACTGGCCAGCACCGATTACCGAAAGTTATACCGACGAATTAAACGACTTTGATCTTCGTCGTCTTGAAGCACTGCATCTGGCTTAATGGAGAACCTGACCATGCAAAATACCAATATCATCACGACAGAGCAGACACCAAATACCATTTCTGCCAGTAACACTATTTTTAACGTTCAGGCGTTGACGCAACTTCAGGCAGTAGCCGGGTTGATGTCACAGGCCACCGTCACAGTTCCCGATCACCTTCGCGGAAATCATGCCGACTGCATGGCAATCATCATGCAAGCCATGCAATGGGGCATGAACCCCTACGCTGTGGCTCAGAAAACACACCTGGTAAACGGAGTTCTGGGTTATGAAGCACAACTGGTTAACGCTGTGATCTCTAGCTCAAGTGCAATTGTAGGCCGCTTCCATTACAAGTACGAGGGAGACTGGGAGAAATGCTCTCGCACCCGAGTGGAGACCGTTAAGAAAACGGCCAAAGGAGGCGGAATCTATGAGAAAAAAGAAACGATCCCATGTTGGACCAGTGAAGATGAGTATGGTCTCTCAGTTCGAGTTGGTGCAGTTCTTCGCGGTGAAAGTGAGATTACCTGGGGAGAACCGGTGTTTCTTTCCAGCGTGATTACGCGTAATTCTCCTTTATGGACCTCAAACCCGAAACAACAGCTCGCCTATCTGGCGTTGAAATACTGGGCTCGCCTTTATTGTCCTGACGTCATCCTGGGCGTGTATACCCCAGACGAACTGGAAGAGCCACAGGAAAAAATCATCAATCCTGTGCCGGTACAGAATTATAGCGAGGTAAGCGAGCAGCGAACAAAAACCATCGAACAGCGTATTGACGAAGCGTGGATTGATGAATTCCGGCAGCGTGTCGAAAGCGCGGCAACGACTGAGGAAACCACTGCATTACGCCAAGAGATAGAGGATCAGAAAAACCAGATCGGCGAATTCTTTGCCGAGCTTAAAGGAAAAGTGGTTCGGCGTCATCACCGTCTCAATGCTATTGCCAGTATCGAGAAGATGATAAATGACCTGCCTTCATCAGGTGATCCAGAAGCAGAACAAAAATTTATTGCTCTGGAAAATACGCTGAATGCTGCACGACCACATCTGGGAGAATTATATGAGGCGTATAAAACGACACTGACAGATATGAAACCAGAATATATCGGCTCCTGATATTTACTATGGCGGTGTAGCCTCACCGCCATAACAAAACTTTATTTTATGAGAGAAAAGACAATGCGGTATGAAAAAGTCAAACCATGTCCGTTTTGTGGTTGTCCATCAGTAACGGTGAAAGCCATTTCAGGATATTACCGAGCGAAGTGTAACGGATGCGAATCCCGAACCGGTTATGGTGGAAGTGAAAAAGAAGCACTCGAAAGATGGAATAAACGAACCACTGGAAATAATAATGGAGGTGTTCATGTATAAAATTACCGCCACTATTGAAAAGGAAGGTGGCACTCCTACTAACTGGACAAGATATTCAAAATCTAAACTAACGAAATCAGAATGCGAAAAAATGCTCTCAGGTAAAAAAGAAGCAGGCGTTTCCAGAGAGCAGAAAGTAAAACTGATAAATTTTAATTGCGAGAAACTTCAGTCCTCGTGAATTGCATTGTATTCAAATTAAAACTTCATAGCTGATTATTAATAATCAACGTCGGGCGTCAATTTCAGTCTAATATTGTCGCCCGCCAGAGGTGATGCGATGGCACAAGTGATTTTTAATGAAGAGTGGATGGTTGAATACGGCCTGATGCTTCGTACTGGTCTGGGGGCCAGACAAATTGAAGCATACCGCCAGAACTGTTGGGTGGAAGGCTTCCACTTCAAACGAGTATCTCCTTTAGGGAAGCCAGACAGTAAGCGAGGGATTATCTGGTACAACTATCCAAAGATAAATCAGTTTATCAAAGACTCATGATATGTCTAAATTACCAACAGGTGTCGAGATTCGAGGTAAATACATTCGCATCTGGTTCATGTTTCGAGGAAAACGATGCCGGGAAACATTGAAAGGCTGGGAGGTTACTAACAGTAACATTAAAAAAGCCGGGAATTTAAGAGCGTTGATAGTTCATGAAATCAATTCCGGTGAATTTGAGTATTTAAGACGTTTCCCCCAGTCCAGCACTGGAGCAAAAATGGTGACAACTAGGGTCATAAAAACGTTCGGGGAGCTTTGTGATATCTGGACAAAAATTAAAGAGACAGAGTTAACAACAAACACAATGAAGAAAACGAAATCACAATTAAAAACACTCAAGATAATAATTTGTGAGAGTACCCCGATATCGCATATTCGTTATAGCGATATCTTAAACTACCGGAATGAACTGCTGCATGGAGAAACGCTTTACCTGGATAATCCAAGATCCAACAAAAAAGGAAGAACCGTACGCACAGTTGATAACTATATCGCCCTACTCTGTTCGTTGTTACGTTTTGCGTATCAGTCGGGATTTATATCAACCAAACCATTTGAAGGAGTAAAAAAATTACAGCGAAACAGAATAAAGCCTGACCCGTTATCTAAAACAGAATTCAATGCATTAATGGAAAGTGAAAAAGGACAGAGCCAGAACTTGTGGAAATTTGCCGTTTACTCAGGACTTCGTCACGGGGAACTGGCAGCTCTGGCGTGGGAGGATGTGGATCTCGAGAAGGGAATTGTGAATGTCAGAAGAAACCTGACGATACTTGATATGTTCGGTCCCCCAAAAACAAATGCCGGGATCCGGACAGTAACACTACTGCAGCCTGCTCTTGAAGCACTGAAGGAGCAATACAAACTGACCGGACATCATCGCAAAAGCGAAATCACCTTTTATCATAGGGAGTACGGCAGAACCGAAAAGCAAAAACTGCATTTTGTTTTCATGCCCAGGATGTGTAACGGAAAACAGAAACCTTATTACTCGGTAAGCAGTTTGGGGGCAAGGTGGAATGCAGCAGTAAAACGTGCTGGTATTCGCCGCCGTAATCCGTACCATACGCGGCATACTTTTGCCTGCTGGCTGTTGACGGCAGGAGCGAACCCGGCATTTATAGCCAGCCAGATGGGGCATGAAACTGCGCAGATGGTGTATGAAATTTACGGTATGTGGATTGATGACATGAACGACGAACAGGTAGCCATGTTGAATGCGCGGTTATCGTAG